CCGCCGCCACCACCGCCACCGCCAAAACCGCCGTTTCCCCCAATATAAGCCGACCCTCCACCGCCACCGCCAAAGCCGCCGTTTCCGGTTAAAGAATTACCGGACGTATTGCCATTGCCACCGCCACCGCCACCCCAGCCTCCATTGCCTGAAAACAAGGTTCCGTTAATTCCTCCACCGCCACCGCCGCCAAAGCCGCCGTTTCCACTGCCTATGTTACTGGAACCGCCGCAGCCACCACCGCCACCACCAAGCCCACCATTTCCGGCAGGCACTGCTTGGCCAGAACTTGTGCCTCCGCCACCGCCACCAACAACCGATACGTTATTAAAAAACCAAAGAATTGGATTGCTGACGTATTGGGTTTGAAGTGCGCCACCATTACCCGCTAAAACAGTCCCGGATGGCCCGTTAGGGTTTGAGCCATTTCCACCGAATGGGCCGCCACCACTACCTGCATATGTTGCAGTGGCAGCATATAAACCATTCTGACCTGCAGAATCACTACCACCACCACCAGCACCATGATTTGCTTGATTCACGTTTTGATTTCCACCATTACCTAAATATCCACCACCACCAGAACCAGCAGAAATAACGACTGAGTAGTTTTGGTAGATGAAACCGCCAGCACCGTAAAAACCTCCACCACCAGTAGCGCCAGTAACAACACTATTGGACGATGCGGTTAATGTAATTGCACCTCCAGCACCAAAGAAGCCGCCGCCACCAGTACCAGCAGTAACAGCGCCTGAAGCGGATGCACAAGAAATTGATCCACCAGCACCGTTAATACCGCCGCCACCAGTGCCAGCAGTAACAGCGCCTGCATTCGCTTGCGAACTAGAGCCTCCACTTCCGCCAGTGTATGTAATCAAGCCGCGCAAAGTTGCGGATATAGATGCTGTGCCACCAGCACCGCCAGCATTGTTAGTTGAACTAGTGTTTGTTGTGGTCTTTCCTCCGCCACCCCCCGTACAACTAACCAAAGCACCAATTGAGGTGGTTCCTCCTGCGGTTGCTGTAACACCGGATGTTGCAGTTCCAGCACCCCCAGTGCCAATCACGCCCGTAATAATTTGACCGGGCACAACATCAATGATGCCTTTTGCGGAACCGCCGCCGCCGCCGCCCGTGGCGCAGTACTGTCCACCACCACCGCCGCCGCCTGCACCAGCAGAAAAGAATGCCAACTGATAAACGTTAAAGGGCACGGTAAAAGAAAAAGCGCCCGGTGTGTTGAATTGAATCGAATTGTTCCATTGGGCTGGAGCCACACGGGTTGCATAGTTAGGCGGCAACCCAATGCCGTACATACCTTTGTTCATTAGAAGTCACCTCCGTAAGCCAAAACTTTGACGCCTGTCTGTGTCACGGTTGTCGTGGCACGCAGGGAATAACCTGTCGGCAAAATCAACGGCATCACGTTGGCGTTCGCATTGCTTGCCAAGTTCGCCACAAACGATGGCGTAGTTGTGCCAGTCGTCACTGCCTGCACAGGAATCTGCTGCCACAGGCTGTATGTTGTGCCGTCGTAGATGAACAGGTTGATCAGGCTGGCAACGGTGGTGGCCACGCCCATCACTTCGATGTAGTCAATACGGGTGCCAGAAGCGCCAGCAGAAACGACGGTGCCCACCGTGGTGGGTGCAGTCAGCGAGGTGTCCGCTGTTGTGAGAAGAGCCGCGCCGACCTTTGGGGTCGATGCGTACTGTGCAGAGGTTGACATGAAATCTCCTTAGATCAAGGCAAAAGAATCGGATGGGTTGAAGGAGCCGGGAGGCTGGTTGCCGCCAGTTGCCATCGTGACAAAAGGTTGCGCACCACCAGCAATGGTTGTCCATGTCGGGACTGATGCCGGGCCAGCAGAAGTCAGCACTTGTCCAAAAGTGCCGTAGTTTGATCCCGACCCCAGAGGCGTTGCAAGCTGAAGACCCGTGGATGTGAGTTGCATTTTCCACGCGCTCTTGGCTTGTGTAAAACCGCCCACATACCATTGATGCGAGTTTGCAGACCCAGTGCTGTCTGTGGCGTACACCAAGTTCCCGGTGTAGCTGCTGTTGAGCGCGGAGCCAAACAGATACGCCTCATTTGGGCCAGTGACGGTATACACGGTATCGGCATAACTTGGGCCTGTGAAGCCCATGTCTGCCCATCCGTGTGCGTCTGTGCTGTTGCTGGCGTAAGCAACAAAATCAGCCGATGAACTCACCCCGTTGGTGGAGTTGTAAATGTATGACTGGATGTAGTTGTTCGCCGCACCAGTGATGCCCAAAATGGGGTTTGTTGTTCCACCCAACAAAGCACTTGCACCAACGCGCAAAGTTGTGCCGTCAAATTGCAAACTGTTGCTGAATGCAGTTGTGTCTGGAGCCGACTGATATGGCACCTGATTGGCCAAACCGCCAGCAATGTTGGTCGCCTTGGATGGCGTACCCCAAGTTGGCGATCCGGTGCCGCCCGATAGCAAGGATTGCCCAGTTGTTCCCGCAGCAGTGAAAGCTGTTGCGCCCGGTGCAGTCTGGTATGGCAGAGCACCAGCAACCCCTCCAGCAAGGTTGGTGGCAGAAGTTGCTGCTGGAGCCGACACCCATGCAAATGCAGAGCCTGTCCACCCCAGCACAGTGCCGCTGGCAGTAGGTGCGACAGAGAACGCTGTGGTGCCGGGGCCTGTTTGGTACACCAACTGGTTTGCAGCGCCTCCTGCGACGTTTGTGGCCGTCCCAGAGGTGGTTGCCGACCCTGCAGTGGTTGCCGACCCTGCAGTTGTAGCGGTGGTGGCCGTACCAACAGTCACGCTGCTCGGATTGACGTAAGTTGGTGCCGTGGCCCCAGCCACCAAAAGGTAGCCAGCCGTGGCCAGTGTCAGGTATGCCGTGGTGCCTGTGGAGCTTTGGTACACCACTGTGCCTGTGCCGCCACCGGGCAGGTTACCCGTGGCGATGGAGCCATCGGCCAGCACCTTGATGGTGTTGGTGGCGGTGTTCTTGTAGTACAGCTTGCCGTCAGCGGTGTTGATGGCAAGTTCGCCCACGGCCATGTTGCCAAGCGCTGGGGTGTTGGTGGGGGTGGTGCTGCTGTACAGCAGAATTGGTGTGTAGCCTGACTGTGCCATTTTTTTCCTTGATCAGCGCTCGGTTCAGGTGGTCTTATCGACGTACCCGCCATACGGGATTTGCGAACCACTGAGGTCGTCCAATGATACATCGGGACGTGGATATTGCAATGTGATCCGCTCCGTTTTTCGGGCCGGGAGGCGGTACGGGTCTTTGTCGTCGGCACACCCCTGCTGGCACACCTTCAGGCCGGGCGAGTTCCCGTCAGGCATAGCCTCAATGATGGGGCGCTTCATCTTGCAACGGTCGCAGATGAAGATTGCAATGGATGCATTGCCTTCGGTGTTCAGGAAGCGTGGCATCAGTGAGTCCTTCCCTGTGATTCTAGGGTGGCACGGCGTGCCGCGACTCGCTTGGCAATTTGCTCAGGAGTTTGCTTGCGGCCTTTGGCTTTTTTGCCGCCAGCAACGCAGGCCTCAATTGAAGGTGCCCGTGTGTTTCCAATCAACCATGGGGTCGGGCGAGGCACGCCCTTCAGTGGGCTGACATAGTCAGGGCCACGGGACTTGCTGACGGGGGGTTTGCAGCCGCCCATGGCCAGATTCCAGCCAATTCTGTCTGACGGACGCAGCTTTTGTTCAAGTTCATAGCAGTATGCCTCGTCTGCAACGACAAGCACTGTTTTGACCAAGTTGTCCCAGCCATGCTTTGTGATTGCGTTGGACAAGCGTGGATTTTCATGTCGGCCCTTGGCGTGCGCCCATTTGTGGCCGTATGCCCACCGCTTGTTTGCGTTGCGGGAAACGCCAACATATCCCTCTGATGTGACATCAGAGTGGTGTGCTGCGCGAATCCAGTAAACCTGAGTGGTCATCGTGTGTAGCATCCAATCGAAGGGGCGAAGTAGATGGGCGACTTGTCGCGTTCTTCCTGCTCGGCCATGATGAAATACTTCTCGGCTTGGCCTTCAAGGTACTGGATGCGTGCCATGTCCACGGCAGGCAACTCCATGCTCATTTGGTGCGCCAGCATATTCTGGATGGCCAGCAACCAGCGATCTGGGATGGCCAACTGGCCACTCAAGGAACCGACATCCTGAATCTGGCTGGAGTACCAAACCGTCATCTGGTAAAAAGCACTCTGCGGCGTTGGCCACAATGTGAGCGTTGCCTGAGGGATGGTTCGGTTCAGCCAAAACTGGAAGGGCTGATTTGCGGTGAAATTTTTCGATGGAAGATTGGTGTAGTCGTCCCGGTTCAGGCGCGACATGGTGATTTCAGTGGAGTTGACTCCAAGGTACCACTCACGCAGCGCCAGCGTTGTGCCGCCCGAGGCCACGATGCGGTAGAACGACACATTTGCGCCGGGGTCAATGTCCTGCCAAATCCATTGGCCATCTTGCACCGCCACGTTGGTGCCCGTGTACAGGGTCTTCCACGTCACGCCGTCAATGGACGACTGGAACGAGTAATTCCATGTGGCCGTGCCGCCACCCGCCACATACGGCATGATGCCAATGGAGCCAATGTACTGCTGGTCAGAGTACGCCACCACCATGTTGCCGTTGGGCGATGTCTGCTGGCAGTACGTCTCGACGTTGCCGTCAGCCACGTTGGCCACAATGCCCCCAGCCGACGTGGTGTATGCACCTGTGGGGCGCGTCATCCAGCGATACAGGGCGTTCAGCACGTCGTTGCCACCCACGGGCAACAGGTACTCGTACTGGTTCGGCTGCAGGCCATAGACCTGCTTTTTGATGGCGAAGTATTGGATGCCCTGATTGATCAGGTTGCTCAGGACGAAAAACAGCGACTGCTTCGCACTGAGCACCTGCTCGGAGGTCAGTTCCTCGGCCAGTTTCCCGCACCGACGTGCCCCGTTGTCGATCAGGTTCTGCACCGTGATGACTGTTTGACCGACTGTTCCGCTATATGCCATGTTGTTTCCTTACCAACTCGACTTGGCTTTGCCGCCAGACTTGAATGGTGCAGGCTTGCCGCCACCAATCTCTTCCGACCATTTTTTGCGAGATTCTGCAGCCTTGTATGGGAACCTCTTGGCATTGGCTTGCAGGCCTTCAGCCCTCTCCCGAACGTGTCTGCGCACAAAAGCCTTTTCTGCAATTTCTTTGTTGCCAGACCTCTGTGCTGCATTCATGATCTTGGTGTCAAGATCATTCTTCTTGTCGATCTTCTCTTTGCGTGCCACATCAGCCTTGTTGGGCTTGATGGACGGTGGAAGAGGAGCGCGAGCCTTGCCAATGCTGCCGTTACGGTAGTCAATGTCGCTGTCGTAGTGACTGGCGTCAGGCGCAGGACGGTACCGGGTGCGTGGTGGCGCATCGGAGTCGTCGTAGTCGTCGTCCACCGAGCCACCGTAGGCCTTCTTAGCGGCACGCTTGGTGCTGTAAGCGATGGCCACGGCTTGCTTCACTGGCTTGCCTGCCTTCACTTCAGCAGCCACGTTCTTGCCGAACGCAGCCTTGGATTTGCTTTTGATCAAAGGCATGGTGTGTCCTTAGTCTGCGTTTTTGACGAGGTAGCCTTCAGCCGCAATGCTGACCGCATACGAGTTGGCGCTTGTCTTGGCTTGCAACTGAATGTCCGTCTTCTCGGCAAAGGGGCGAGGCATCACACGCTGTGCGTGGTATGTGTTTGTGAATGGCGCTTGCTGAGACAAAGTTGTCACACCAGTTGACGAGGTGGCCACGTTGCGATACTGAATCCAGTCAGCGGTTGAACCGTTGGCGGACGTGTATGCATCAATGCGGCTGAGATAGAACGTGTAGCCCGCTGGAACCGTGTAGATGGCCATCTGTGTGCGGCCAATGGACGGGTTGATTTGGGCGTAGGTGACGGTATTCGCCAAGTTTTTGAGTGTGATCGTGCCCGTTGGAGCACCTGCGGTCACAGTCATGTTAGTGATGCGCAAATAAGATTTTGTCGTCACGGCAACAGTGGTGCCAGTCAGCGCCAACGTCTCTGAAATTGGAACGTAGTTTGCATCCAAGCCAGAGATAAAAATGGTTGTGCCAGACAGGTCTGGGCCTGTGTTCACGGTGCTCGACAGGTTCATGGTTGTGGCAGAGGCTGGGTACGTGTAAGCGCCAGCAGACTCCCAAACCGGGATGTTGGTTGTTGTTACGGCAACCTGAAAGCCGTAAATGTTGACTGTGCTGTGACCCTGAATCTGGCCACGGGCAACTTGCAAGTCAAATGGTTCTGTTGCGCCAGAGCGCGTTACGGAAGAATAAGTTCCCATGAAGGACTCCAAAAATTAAAAAGCGGGGGCCGTAGCCCCCACCTTACTTAGCACTTGCCGCCGCGCTTCTTCGGGGTGACGGTGACGGACTTCTCAGTCTTGGTCACGCTGCCCTCTGGAGTCTTGGGGGAACTGAACAGGCCTTTGACAGCCTCGTAAGCACGCTTGGGGGCACCAAGGATGCTCTCGCGCATGGCTTCGTTCTCTTCACGTTCACCCTTCTTCCAGCGGTCGTAAGAACCGCCCGACATATCGCCGCCTTCAGCTTTGCGTGCAACTTTGCCACCCTTTTTGAAGGTGCCGGATTGCATGCTGTTTGCCACGGGACGCGAAACGGGTTTGCGAGGCATGGCCTCTGCTTTCCCGTCGTCTACGACATTACCCCCCGTGGCATACGCTTTTTTTGCTGTACCGCCCATCTTGTAGCCACCAGCATTGCCATTGCGCACGCCACCAGTGGTGCCGCCAGACTTGCCAGCCTTGGCTGTGTCAGCAGGCATGTTTTCCCAGTTCTTGGAACCGGAAATAGTGCCACCGGAAGCGTAGCCGCCACCGTTGCCGTTTTTCACACCGCCAGTGCCTTTGGCCGAGTCGTTGCGATCAGCGGTTGCCATATCGGTCTTGGCAAACTTGCCGACATTGCCTTTGATGGTGCCGCCATTGGCGTAGCCACCAGCGTTACCAGTTTTGACGCCCTTGGTGCCTTTGGCGCTGTCGTTTTTGTCACCGTCGACCACTTTGGTCTTGGCGAACTTGGCGACATTGCCCTTGACAGTGGTTTTGTCCATGACTGCGTCAATCTTGCCACCGGAGGCAAATTTCTTGCCAGCCAGTGCCTTCTTGATCATGGCGCGGTCTTCGGCAGCATCTTCATGCTTGCTTTCGGCCTTGCCACCCTTCTTCATCATGTTGGGATTCATGGCGGGGCGTGCAGCCGCAGCCATCATGGCGCGGCGACGATCCATCATGGAAGGACGCATAGGGGCTGCTGCAGGGGCCATACCGCCACGAGCAGGCAGGCCTGCAGGTTGGGTAGAGGCCATTGGCATAAAGCCGCCGTCAGCCTTGCTGGCAACCTTGCCGCCCTTTTTGAGCTTCAGGATCACCGAAGGTTCGGTGGTCATCATTTTGACCATTGGTTTGAATTGACCCATGACGGCCTCCTATTAGGCTTGAGTTACGCCGAGAGCACCAGTGCGGGTTGCATTGGGGCCGACCATGATGGCATTGCAAGCAATCGACATCACAATGCGGCTGGAGCCGTTTGTGGCGGTCGATGGCGTGTAAGTGCCGCGAACATCACCAGTAGTGCTGGTTGCGGCTGCGGTGACGGCAGCAACAAACGTACCAGTGTCACGAGCCAATGTGTTGGCCCAGTTGACCGAAGCCACGTAGCCAGCATCAACCACTCGAACAGGCAAGCCGATCACGTCAGTGGTACCAACTGTCACAGCAGTGGTTGAGCCGCCACCAGCACCGACCACGGAGACGATCTGATAGAACGCCTTCTTGCCGGGGGTTGTGGCTGCGGCCACGGTGGTGATCACTTCAGTCATTGGCTGACCGTAGTAGTCGTAGCCCGACACGGTGTAGGCGCGAGCCGTGCCACCAGTCACCAAGCTGATACTGACTGCGCGAGCGCAATCCAACTGGATCACTGTGGTGCCGTCAGAGCGAACCACAGACTTGGTGGAGGCACCAGCGGTCAGGGTCAATGCGCCAGCGGCTGCAGGGGTCTGCGATGCCGCGATGGCTGCAGTGTTCAGGGTCTGAGGGAGGCAATCCCAGACATAGATGCGACCCAGAGGGCCAACACCCAAATCCATAGGGGATGGATCACCCAGCAAGGCGTTGCCGGAGGCAAACACGTTGATGGCACCTGTGGCGCTGGAAGAAGCGCTCAGGGTGTACGTACCAGCACCACCGGAACCTGTGCCGAAGGCGGTCACGTAGGAACCAGCAGTCACGCCAGTGCCGCCAATGAATTGGCCCAGTTGCAGGGGGTCACCAGACAGGGTTGCAGTGATGGTCAGGGTTGTACCAGACACGGAACCAGCAAACACGCCTTCAACGGCGGTTGGGCCTGTGCCCATGTATGTTTGGGCTGGGCCTAAGAAAAGATCGTCGGAAAACTGAGGCATTGTCTTTCTCCTTGAAAAGCATAGACAGATGGAAAAAAGGGAGTGGAGTCCGACTCCACTCCCTGCTTTGCTTAGATACCGGGGGTACCGTAAGCGCAACGTGGATCGGTGTAACCCACGTCGTAGCGCTCTGTCGCCTTGTAGCGCATGGAGTCGGTTTCAAAGTCACCTTCCATGGTCTTCTCGAGGCGGCGGCGCATCAGCAGCTTGAAGCCTTCTGGGGCGTCAGTCTGCACCAACCATGCGGTGGACGATGTCAGACGCGACAGAACAGCGGCACCTTCGTCCAGCAAGCCAATGGACTTGACGGGGTTGATGTCGTTGTTGGCGTTGCCTGTGCGGAGAACGCTCTTCAACAGCACTTCGGCTTGGAAGATGTTGCCGGGGGCGACCACCAGTTGGCGGGGCACCAGACGAATCTTCTTGCCGTTGTTGTCGACAGCTTGGCGAACCTGAATCAGCATCTGCTCCAGAGAAGTCTGGGACAGAACAGCGGCGGTGGCCAACTGGTTGCTGAAGGTACCGTTCACGATTGGGTGAGCGGTGTTGATCAGGGACACGCCATCGCCACCAGCATAGCTGTTGTTGAAAGCAGTGTTCAGCACGTTTGCGGCCAGCAGTTCTTTGGTTTCCACCAGAGACTGAGCCAGATGGCGTGCATACACTTGGCCGATACGGATGTGGTCACCGTCTTCCACCAGCACTTTGGTCAGCGCGAAGGCCAAGCCATACACCTTGTACACGTAGCGCTTCAGGAACAGGACGCCACCTTGTTGGTAGGTCACTGGGGTGCCATCGGGCAACTGAGGAGCCGCGCCGAAACCGTACAGGACGGGTTCTTCGTGGTAGTTGCGTGGGATGCCGTCTTCTTCGCGGAACACACGGCTCCACTCGTCGGCACGTTGGTCATAGACACCGTCGAAGCACTCATTCAGAATGGGTTCAACAATCGAACGGAAGTCCGTACTGCGCATTGGGGCTGCCATTTGTTAGCCCTCCTTAAACGATGGCTGTCACAGAACCGAAGTACTGGGACTGAGCGTTGACGACACGAACCACAACGAAGGCATCACCCCAGTTGTTGTCCACATAGGGAGCGATGTCCACGACACGCATTTGGCCTTGAGCACCGTTGGCTTTGGCAGTCGACACGCCGAGGCAAGTCGAAGACAGGCCTGTGGTGGTCGAACCAGAAGTCACGGTCAAGCCAGTGCTGGCGCTGAAATCGTATTCGCCACCCAGAGAGGTCTGAGCGATGGTCGCGTCAGTCTGGATTTCGTACACGATGTTTGCGTCGTTGTAGTAGTAGGCAATGCACGAACCAGTTTGGAACGTGGTACTGGCAGGCCAGTAGTTGCTGATACGACGACGGCCAGTAGTGTCAGTCCACTCGACACCAGCGAAAGCGCCAGACCAAGCACCGCCAGAGGCAGCGTTGGTGATGGTGCCAGCGGCGACCGAAGTACCAGCAGTACTGTTGTAGCGCACGGGTGCGCCTTTGAGAATGTCCGTGGCGTAGCCAGAGACGATACCGTTTGCCAACGCCTGAGCGCGATCCAGACCGGAAGGATGGAACGCAGGACGCAGACCAAACGGAGCAGAGGTAGAACTCATTTGAAACTCCTTGGGTTAGCCCGAAAACATGGGCAATTTGGGTGCATGCTGATCAAAATTACCAAGACCTTCACCCTCGACGTTCACCAGCGACTTGCCGTTGCTGTCACGCTGCCCTTGGAGGCTTTCAATCTGCACACGAATCTTGTCAGCTTCCTCACGAGGTTTCTCGTGGTGCTGATAGAGCATGACTTCTTGATAGATGTCCATGGGAAGTTTGAACAACAACATCTCGTTGCAGGAGATGTATCCAACATGCTCACCCGCCTTCACGCGATAGTCTTCATAGCCCGGTAACTCTTCAGATTTAACTGGAACGTACCCAAGGCGAATCCGTTTGTCGATGGAGTCGTAGCTGTTGGTTGTCGAAAGCCAGCAAAGGTGCCACCCATCCATGTTGGGCAGTTTTGGCAAGGCTGATTGCGTCCATTCCTCACTCCACATCTTGCGACGTTCCTGATTTGAAATGAACTTATCCTCGGGTGCTGCGCGGCTTGCGTCCTCGCTTGCGCGATCATAGCGGCCACCAGCAGTGAGAGATTTTTTAAGACGACTCTCGGTCATGAGAGTGCTCCTTATTTGTGAAATTGTTTAGCATTGTAGAAGCAATCATCTTGGCCGCTTTGCGTTTTTCCCAACTGGCCTTGATTTTGGCAATTGCTTCTGGCGTGTGTTTGCGCCCAGTGAACTGCTTGGACAAATTGTCCTTGAACTCTTGGGAACGAATTTTTCCCTTTTGCGCCAAGATGAATTTGGCCTGCACTTCTGCGGGTCTGTTGATGTTCGCTTGGCCAATTTTTTTCTTGGCTTCTGCGGTGTGTTTGAGTCCCAGTGGCCCAACTTGTCCACCTACGGTCAAGTTGTACCCATTTGGGGTCAGCGTGTTGTGTTGTTGAATCAACATGCGCTCCAGATCGCAAGCCGCTTGAAGGTCAAACGCATCCGCAATATGTGAAAAGACAAAATTGTCAAAACCATATTCACGAATTGCTTGATGGAAAGCGGAATTTGAGCGTGCGCACTTGTGATGAACCAAACGCTTGTGAAATTCTTTGGATAGCCCCACATACTGCTTCCCATTGACTGCGTTGGTCGCAAGGTAGAGTGTGTACGGGGATTCCATGTCATTCTCCAAGTATTGATTAGCGGCGACCAGCGTTTTCGCGGTCGTATTTGATGAAGTTGTCGATCATTGCTTTCTTGCGTGCAGGGTTGTCCCACGCGCCCACTTCTTTCATGGCTTTGACCCGGTCGGGCGAAAGCACGAACTGTGTGCGATTGGTACCACCAAATGCGGCAGAAGCCTCACGACCTGAACTTCCCACTACGTTCCTCGGTTTCCTGACAGCGGAATCACTGCCTGATGCCTCATTGTAGCGATGAGGCAATGCTCTTTGCAAGCGGGAATCCAGTTCGTCCCAATAATCTGGGTCGGATGGGTTCCAGCCTTCTGTGACCAACAGTTCGTCCACCTTCTTGGCGATCTGGCTGTCACGGTCTGATGTGTCTGGCTTGTACCAGTTGTTGCGCTTCATCCAGTCGGCGGCGTTGCGCTGCACGGTGGGGTCAACCGTGGGCACTTCGCGTTGCGGCTGGTTGCCTTCACGGGCAATGCGCTCGGCTTGCTGCTTGGCTTGGGCAAACTGGCCCACAGCGCTTTGAGCCTCATTGAACATGGTCTGTGCTTCGACCATGGCGTCACCGTCACCAGCGCGGACGGCCTCGGCCATCTTCATCTTGGCGTACTCCAGACGCACCTTCTGGTCTTCAAGACCCTTGTCGAGGCGTGCGATCTGGCTGTTCTGCGTCTCACGCTCAACATTGGACAAACGACGCTTGAACTCCTCGTTTTCACGCTGCAGTTGCTGCAGGCGGACGTCTTTTTCTTCGTTTGTCTTGCGGATCAGGTCTTTTTTGGCGCGGCGACGAGCACGTTTGGCGGCTCGGACAGCGTCCGTGTCGTCTGGGTGGTCTGTTTCGTCGCCATCGACCTCGCCGCCATCGGCTTTTTCGGCCTTTTCAGCGGGTTTTGAGGCATTTTCGTCGCCATCCTCTGGCAACACCATGTCCTCGGGCAAATCGACCACTGCGGAGCCGTCTTGGCCCTCTGCAATGCTCAATTCTGTGTCTTTGTTGTCGTCTGTAGCCATGCGATCCTCCGGTTAGACATAGGCCTTGAACGAAAGCGGGTCGTCGGTGACTCGCGCAATCAGTTCGTGGTCGTTCAGGGTCATGAAAAGCACGGGGTCTTCCCCGTCGTCGGTGTCTGGTGCCTTGCGCTCCCAACGGTCACCGCCCCAACGAGGGACGCGAACATAGTCGCCAACTTGTGCCCAGCTACCTTCTGGCCATGACTGCATGGTTTCGCGGTTTTTGAAGGCCAACGGGCCAATCGAAACCACCTTGCCGATCATGTTGTTCCACTTTTCGGCTTCTTTGGTTTCATCGACGATGATGATGCGGCCAGCCTTCTTTTTGATGCGGCGCAACTGGACGATGACTCGCCCGCCAAAGGGTGCCTGACCCGGATTCACGTCAGGAAAGGCCCACGCCAACTCAGTTGGCTCAGACACTCCAGCCGTACCGTCAATGGTCGGGATCGGTTCTTTCTCACTCATACTCATACTCCTAAAACACCATATTGCAGGTGCATCGTTAAAGCGCTTTTCAGCGCGGCCTCAGTCCCGGAGTGGGACTTATTCTTTGTTTTTTTCTTCATCCAGCATCTTGTCGACGGAGTCAAGGACGAACTGCAGTCCTTGATGCTCCCCGACCATGCGCTGGTACGACTCCCAGTTGAATGCGTTTCCCAATGCAAGGGAGTGCGCAATCTCTGCCTGTCGCAATTTCGCCACATGAATGACCGAAGCGATCATTTTTTCTTTGCTTGGGCCAGACCGCCTTGGGGCTTGGAGTTGCCCTGCTGGGTTTGGCCATTCAACTTCTCACCCATGGCGAGACGTTTGTGCTGGGGCACGTTGATGCCCTTTTGTTCTTGATCAGACGTTGCCATTTGGCACTCCTTCGGGTTGTGGCATGCCTGCTGGCGCTGCCTGAGGTTGTGGCATGCCCTGTGGCATACCGGGTTGACCTGCGCCCATGATAGCGGGTGCAGGCGGTACTTCTGCTGTTGCAATGTCCGTAATGGTCTGATGCGTCAGCTTGGCGTTCTCGATGGCAATCTTGGTCTTGTTGTCGTCCAAGTGCTTGGCCATGTCTTGCTGCAGCTTGCGGTCGTCCAGTTGCAGTCGGGCCTGATCGTCCTGCGCCTTGCGCTGGGTCTCGGCCATGCTGGTGTCGTGAACCACTTGAGCGTCCGGTGGCAGCATCTGCTTCTGGGCTTGCTTGCGCTTGTCGGCCATCTGAATGAGTTGCTGGAAGGCTGGAGCGAACTGCTTGAACACCTCTTGCGTGTCCAGTGCAACGTGGGCACCCACGGTGGTGTACAACTGGTCGATGGTGCCTGTGAGCAATGGATCGTCGTAGTTGTCCACGGGCTTGCCGCCACGGGACTTGGCCACGTAACCGTTGCTGCGGTTCAGGTACCAAAGCGTCATGTGCTGCTTCAGGTGCTCGATCAAGTTGTTCAGGTAGTTCGGGTCTGCGAATGGCGACTGGCCCAAGAATGGGTTCATGCCGAACTGCAGGTGATCCTGAATGTGAGCGATGTGATCTTGCTGCATGTACGCATAGGCTGGCTGGCCAATGAGCATGGCAGCGTTCTCGTCTGCCGAGGTGCGTTGCTCCGGCGCAGGTACGTCCTTCATCAACTCGTTGATGTTCGGAATCTTCATCTGCTTGAGTGAGCGAGACAGCACAGCGTTCATGTTGAACTCGTTGGGGTGCTTGTCTGCCAGCGCCAGCACAGCCTGCATCTGGGCCATGCGCTGCGTCTCGCTGAAGATGTGCGGGTCGGACACCGGGATCACGTCGGTGTTCTTCAGGAAGTCGTCGCGGGTGATTTCCAGATCGGCCACCACGTCCGACTTGCGCATCTCGTTGAAGTGCCAACGGTTCAGGCGGCACAGAATCTTCAGCACACGGGCTTGGGACTCATGCAAGCGTGCGTGAATCGACGAGAACACCGCAGCGCCTTGTTCGATCAAAGCCTGTGTGGTGCCCACTGGTGCGTTGGCGTTGACGTCAGCGATCTTCTCTTCACTGGTGGACACAACCCCCTTGGCCGCTTGATCAAGCCAGCCCAGAAGCTGGAACAGCACCGCGCTGGGCGGGTTGAACGGCATGGGCATGGCGATCTGGCGGATGTCCTGCACACCGGGTGCGCCTTCAATCTCCACGATCTGGGTGACGTCCACTTGCTGAGACTGGCCCGACATCTTCGCGCCCTTGAGCTTGAGCATGGTGGCGGCGTTGTTGATGTGCGCCGAGTCCAGCAAAGCACGCAGGGAACCCGTCAGGGCTGCGCTCAGGCCACCGATCAGGTGGGGCAGGCCAATGGCATAAGCACCGCGCCACGGGATGAACTTGAACTCGACGATCCAGTCCAGCTTGGTCATGGTCTCGTCTTGCTCTTCCCAGTTGCGGTACAGGCCCACCACCTCGTTGTCGAGTTCGTCGATCATGAGGATGTATGGGGCCATTTCACCCTTGGTGTACTTGTCGTCCTCCAACTCCAAGTGGGTGTAGACGTGGTACACCTTGCGCAGGCCGTCCTCGTTGTCTTCCCACTTCTTTCCTTCGATCTTGTCGTTGGCCTTCTGTGACTTGGTCTGCTCCGGCTCCATGGTCGACGAAATCATGTCGATGTCGCGGTACATGCCACTGGCCACACGGCGCTTGAATTCGTACTCGGTGATTTCGTGGACTTCAGCCGCACGCTGTGCCGTGTAGAAGTTCGTTGCGGCGAATGGCAGGATCACACGGTCGATTGGCAGGAACTCCACGCATGGGCGCTTCTTCTGCTCGTCGAACCAAATCTTGAAGTACTGCGATCCACCCAGCGGCAGTTGGGTCAACAGTTGCTCTTGCTCGTCGCGAAACTCTTCGATCTGCTCGGTGATCTGCCAGTTCAGGTAGTCACGCTTGCGCTCGGAGCGCTCGGCCTTGAGTTCGTCCATCTTGCCCAGCACCTTGGTGCGGACTGGGCCGTCTGGTGGGAACATTTCCTTGATGGCCTTGGCAGCGAAGTCAACGCAGCCTTCAGCCATGGCTGGGTGGACTACCTTGGATGCGCCCATGAACGTGGCACCACCGGGGGCGTCGTTGCCCATGCCTGTGCGCTTGATGCCCTCTTCGTATTGCTTGTCACGCTGCTCTCGTGCGTTCTTGTCTTTTTCCAAGAGGTCGATGTAGCGCATGGCCAGCTTGCCAAGGTCGTACTCGCTGTGCGTCTCGGCCATGTTGGCGTAGAAGTCAGGGTTGTCTTCCGGGCCTTTTTCATCCAAGGTGACGATGGCCGAGCCGTCTGGTTGCTCTTCCGTTTCGATGTCCGGCAAGTCCACAATGGCACTGCCATCATCTTGTTCTGCGACTTGGGGTTCCAGAGTTGGGTCGAGGTCTTCCATCACTTGGCTTTCTTTTTGCGGCTCAGTTCGAGGGCCATGGTGTCTTGATCGGCGTGAAGTTTAACCCCGCCACCCTTTTTGTACCCAAGGCGTTTGCGCATGGCATTTTCGTACTCGCCCATTTGGTTGATGTACTGCTCGTCAATCGGTTCGCGGATGATGTTCATCTTGGCCTGATTGAATGGCACCACATTCTTGCCCATGGCTTCAATCTCTTTGCGTGCGTTGTGCATGGAGCGTGGTGCAAGGATGTCGGCGGGGACAATGTACTTGGTGCGGCCCACCAGCTTGGATGGGATGTCGTGCCCATACGTTGGGTGGCTTGACACGGTTCCACGCAACTCACGGGTTGGGTCAAACTGAAGGATGGACGAGCCACCAGCGCCAGTCTCGATGTTGCGCAGTTCTGGGTGACTGATGGCGTACTGAATGTCCTGCAGCTTTTGCTTGCCGCCCGGAAAATACTTTTGCTTGCCCAGAAGATTGATGATCTTCTTGCGCATGCCGGAGTTCAGTGAGCCATGGAACATCACGTCGTTGGGCTTCTCAAAGCCGGGGAACTCTGGGTAGGGGACGTCACTCTTATCGTTGGTGGTCTTCACGTTGCGCATCAAGTGATTGAGCATCGAAATGCGCTCAGGGTCGGACTTGTGCGGCTGGTGATAGGACAGCACGGCATCCATCATGTGAACGGCATGATTCAGTGATTCGGGCGACATCTTGTGGTAGTGGCCCAGAATCTTGCGGCTGGGGTCTTCCTCGGCCAGACGCTTGACCACGTTGAACATGCCAGCGCTGGCACCAAGGTCACTGGCCCAACCCTCTGGGTGGCCGTATGCACCGTAATCCTTGCCACCGTACGTGGGCACAGGGCTTTCCAGCTTCTCGCCGCCAATGGCGTGCAGGTACTCGCCAGCCTTGGGCATGTCCAGACCCATGCGCTTCTTGTTGCGTGAGACGGGCACCAGACCACCACGACTTGGGTCACCGGGCACGCCAATGGAGTAGGCACCCTTTTGCTGTTCCCAGTCGATCACAGGCACGTCCTGCTTTTTGCCGCCCTTGCGGATGTCCAGAGGGAGATTCTGCTCACGCGCCAACTGCTGCAGCGTCTTCTCGTTGGGGTTCTCGAGACCAGACATTTGACGCGCCATACGTTCGGCGTGCGCTTCAATCTCCGCCTTCATCATGGCTGGGGATGGCTCGTAATGCAAAGCCTTGCTTGGCTGGCCACCCTTGGCCAAGCCTTGTGGCTTCTGGCCACCACCCATCGCGGCCATGGCCTGACCCTGCGGTGTCATCTGCAGGATGCTGCTACCACCGGGCATTCCGGGTGGCGGGTTGTTGTTGGGGCCGGGAGGTGTGCCTGTGCCGTCCATGATGTTGGTCTTGTCGCCTTGTGGCACCTGATCCATGCCGGGCTGTTGGCCGGGCGGTGTGGGCATCATCTGCTGGCCGGGCTGCTGCTGGCTCATGTCAATGCCACCAACGGGCAGGTCGCCTTGATGGGTGTCGACTCCACCCACGGGCATCTCGCCATTGTCAGGACGGCCTGCAGGCGGGATGTAGGCCTTCACGCCAAGGCTGGGTGCCTCGTTCGCGCCGACCGATGCCAGTTGGCTCAAGCCAGCAAAGCGGGTCTTGTCGTTCAATGCATTGCGCATCTGATCAATCGAAGGCTGGACGGTACCGCCCACGGCCTTCTTCACGATGCGCTCTTTGCCGCTCTTGTGGTTGATGAAGTAGCCACTGTGCCCGGCCTGCTTGATGGCGTGCTGGATGCGGGGGTCTTCGATGTACTTGTAGCTGCCAGTGGCCAGCATTTCAGACAGGTGCTTGGCGGCGTCCGGCACCTTGCTCATGTGTGGGTGCTTGGCTGCGATGTTGGCGACGTTACTGACGTGCTCTTGGTTCTCGTAATCGAATGGTGTCACGGTGCCTCCTTGGGCTTTATAAATGTCGATCTGCTCGCCTTGATCCAGCAGGCGAAGCTGTTTTGGATTGACGTCGTATGAACCCATGGGGAATGTCTGAGCACGCTCCTCCGGCGTCATGTTTAGGCGCTCTTGGATCATGCGCGACTCGGCTTCACCACCCAGCTTCCGGTACTCTTGGTACGGGTCAATGTGGGTGTAATGTGAGGCTCGTGCGCGGCGCTCCAGCATTTCGTCGTAGGTTGCCTTCAAGTCCCTTTGAACGGCTGGGTCTGATGCTTCATCCATGCGTTTTGCAATGTACGACAAAGCGTCATTGTGGCCTTTTATGGCCTCGTTGGCGTCTTGACGTGCCCTCATGAACTCGTATACGTTGCCGCCTCGGGGTGTTCGCTCAATATCTTGAATGGCGTGCTGCAACTCGTGTGCAATGGTGCTTCCGGGGTTCTTTTGAGCGACACCCTCTTGATACAACTGCACATCATTTCCGTGCAGCGATCCAAGCGTGCCGGGGTCACCTCGCCTACCTTGGGTCAGCACGTAATTGGCCAACTCAGGGTAAGCGGCGTACAACTCTGGATGCTCGTATCCGTGTTTCAGCAGGTTGCCACGGGTCTGTGGGTCTTGCTTCAAACCAAAATAACCGCCCAACTCGTCGTCGATGTTGCTGACCTGCTGCTTGACTGCTTTGCGTGCGGCAATGGCTTCTTTGGGGAACAGGTCGGACACCACTTCTTTGCCGTGAGCCAGCGACTCTTTTGCGGCGACTTTAAGCATGGCCTGTTGGTCTTGCAATTGTTGGGCCTTCTGCTTGATTTCGTAGCCATGGCGATGCACAGCCTTGCTGTCATCAATTTCCTGTCGCCATTTTCCTTCGGGGCCACGGTAGGTGCCAGTGGAATACCAAATCTCCTCGGGTGTGCGGCCAGCCGTCTCCATGGCTTCGGCCATCTGTGCGCGTCCTGCGTGCCACGTCTTGGCCTTGGGGCCAATCATGATGCCAGCCATACCCACGTTGCCGGGGCCAATCGCGTTCATGATCTGGTCGCCAGTCGGCGCGGGAATGCTCTTGGCGTAGGCCACCGGGTCTTGCACCATGCGCTTGATGTTGCCGGGAATGGCGCTCACACCCTCGTAGATGCCTTGCAGGTTGCGCTTGGCCGTGTCAATCGGCGTCAGTGGCTCCCGTGGGCCAACTGCTTTCTGGCGCAGTTCTTCAAGCATTTGCTCGACGTTGGGTTGTTTGGGTGAAGCCATGGGTGCCCTCAAGGGAATGTTGCCCCGATCATACCTTTTGGGCTGTGTCAAGTCTATGCCTGCAGCCACTGCATCGGGCATCCGCTTGGCCAAGGTCGGACTTCGTGTACTGACAATCCCGTGTCATGGGAAATGGTACCGCCACCATCTTGGCTGTGCGGCTCTGGCCATCCATCCACCAGCCATCCTGCACCAGCACCTTGGCCTTGTACTCGCGCCTGTTGTGGCAACCGTAGCTCATGCCAGCCTCTTAATTGCTGCGATGCACTCCAGTGGGCCGACCGTGGCCATGGTGCCGCCTTCTGACAACGTCTTGTGGGCCAGTTCCCACTTCAGTCGCTCCAGTGCTGTGCAGGCGTCAATGGCCATCTGCAGGCCTTGCTTGCGGCCCTCGGCCAGCCCACGGTTGTACTCGGCTGTCAGGTCTTCGTTGTCAAACTGTCTCATGGTCAGGTTCCAGTCAGGTGGAGTCGGACTCCACTGTAAGGTTGGTGAAAGGTGGAGTCGGACTCCACTTTCATGCTGTTTTGAAGTCTCACTTCAGTTATGCAGAGTACGGGTTGGCCATCGACCGTGCCCGTTGGTTGTACTCGTCGGCATCATAGATGTCGTCGTCGTCGTAGTCTTCCCGTGGCGGGGCGTCAATGCTGATCCACCCAGCGTCACGCATGTAGCGCAGGCCTTGGCTGATGCAGTCAACGAACTCGTCATGCACGGTCTCGGGGAAGGAGCATATTTGGCTGACCATGCCCTCGGCCCAATCACGGACAAAGCCCTTGCGCTGGCTGCTCTCAGGCACCCAGACGCGCCCGGCACGGATGACGTTGGCCACGATGCTCAGGCGCTGGGTCTTGTCGGCCCTGCCCGGGTTGTAGCCGATCACTGGCAGGTGGGCACGCTGCAAGTCTTGGATCAGGCTGATGCCAGCGGCCTTGTCCTCCACCAGCAGCAGGTCGACCCGCTTCTTCTCCTTGCCCTCACCGTACACCGTCTCGTACTCGTCGATGATCTTGGGGCGTAGGTCGGGGTACTGCAGCTTCTCCTGCCAGCAGTCGATGACCATCACGCACATGCCGCCGTCCAGTGGCTTGAATGCGCCCAGCGTGATGCAGCCTGTCGGGTCGTTGGCAGCGCCATCCTTGTACCCGCAGTCGTAGGACTGGATGATGTACTCGAACTTGGGGAACGGCTTGTTGGCTGGCCACAGGCGGAACCAGTCACGCCGGACAATGCCGCCCTCTTCTGGGTCGATGATTTCAGCGTGAATCTCCTGCCGTCCAAGGTTGGTGCCCTCGTACTGCAGGATTTGCTTCTGGAAGGATGGCGCAAGGTTCTTGATGTTGCTGTACGTGCTGGCGCGGGTGATCACCACGTCGTCGCCTTCGCGGTCGATCAACTCCATCACCACCTCTTTTGGCTTGGGCGTGGTCGACGCGATCAGCTTGGTGCGGTTGCCCAGACGGATGCCGAACATGATCATGTCCCACGCCTCGCGCAGGTATTCCCATGCGGCCAACTCGTCCAGCCATCCACCATGGAACTGCGGCCCCCGGAAGCGCTCAGGCTCGGATGCCGGGATGCCCTTGATCAGGGAGCCATTGACCAGCGTGATTTCGTGCAGGCTGGAGTTGTACTTGGCCACCAGAATGGGCGGGATCACCTTCAGCAGGCCGGATTCACCCTCAAAGCATGTGCTCTTCAAGTCACCGGACGTGGGGGCGGACACCAGCCACCGAGTGTTGGGCGTCTCCCATGCCCATGATGCCAGCGTCTCAGCGGCTGCACGGGTCTTCCCGGCTCCACGGCCAGCCAGCATGAGCCAGATGCTCCACCACTCGCCCGGTGGTTCGATCTGGTGCTTGAGGGCTTGCTCCTGCAGCCACTTGAACTGCCAGTTGAATGCAGCCTGCTGATAGACCGACAGGGCGCTGTATTCCTTCTGGGTCTCTTCATCCTGAAGGATGTCGAGGGCAACGCTCATGACAGGGTCTTCCCGTTCAAGCTGGAGGGGAATCCCTCACGCTTGAAGGCTGCGGCCAGCACCTCAAAGTGTTTGCCCTCGTCCTCGGCCACAGTGCGCGGCACTGCCACGTAAAAGTTGCGATCCAGCCAGCGCTCGACCACGAAGTAACTTTCACGGCTGGTCAGGATGAATGGCCACATATGCAGGCGCAGACGAATGCGGCGATGGGTCATGCGGTAGTTCTTGGCGTCGCACCAAGCCCAGATGGCCACAAACCCACCGGGGGCGCGATAAAAGTTCAGGCCGACTTGAACGAAACCAGCCATTTTGGTGAAGTGGATCATTGCTCGGCCTGCCGTTGCATCTTCAGGTTCTTCAGCAACTCACCGAACACGTTGTGGTTGTTCTCCACCACCACAGGGTTCACGTCATCCCCGGCGTGGGTCAGCTTCTCACCGTACTTCTTGGGGTTGAACTTGGCCAACAACTTCAGGCGAGTCTCGATCTGGAGTTTCCGGTGGCCCAGCATGTCCACCTTCTTGACGCTGACCTTGATCCCGTCATCACCCTCCGTCTCGGTGACCTCTTCGCCCATCATGGGCGTGTCGGCAATAAGCAGGCATTCCTCGGCCATGGCGTCGTAACCAACATCACGCGCATATGCGATGGCTGTGGAAAGGTCTGGGTCTTTTTTCATCCAGTCGTACACCGTCCTCCACGCTGGGAACCCCTCCTGTCTGCATATCTCCCTCAGTGGGATTCCCTCACTTAGCTGCTCACACATCTGGCGTGCAATGTCAGGATCGTATGTGGATGGTCGTCCTCCCTTGTTCTTGGGCGCGGCCTGCTTTGTCGTTTTTTCTGTCATGTGTTTCCTTCCACGCGATGTTTCAGCGCATGCATGGAAGTGTAACTCTGAGTTTTAGTTGATGTACAGCACTCTCATGTCTCGCTGTCGGGCCATGGTCAGGATTTCGTGCGCGTCGTCTCGCCTCTCCCATCCTCCGCACATCAGCATGACGCCTCCCTTGAGTCCCATGAGGTCTTCCCGCTTGGAGACGTACCTCCACTCTGTCGGCTGCAGGCCCATCTGGTTGGCCATGTGTTTGGCTTGGGCGGCTGTCCCGGCCATCAGGTGGAAGCGGATCACTGTGGCCCCTTGCGGTTTGTGATCCAGCCAGCCTCCACGATGGGTGCTGCCGTCTCTTCCATGGTCTTGAAGCCCTCGGGCGCTGCCTCCCGGCCTAGACGCTCGTTCACCTCGCTGATCCTGTCCATGGTGGTCAGTACCCGCTTCAGGTGTTCTCGGGTGTACTGGCCATCCAGATACACCGTGTTGCCGTGATAGACCTCAACCATTTTGAACCTCGTCCAGTTTCTGTTTGTAGTGGTGCCATTTGTCGGCGTCCGGGCTGTCCTTCTTGCCTTGGCGCATGCCGTACTTGATCAGGTTGCCCTTCAGGTACCCAATAAACTCCTCGCGGGTCAGGATGGCCTCCATGAGGTGCCACGGCTGCACGGCCATGGTCTTGTAGTGGTCGCCACCCGCCTGAGTGTCGTCAGCAGGGGGCACGTCTATCTTTTGGCCACAGTTCTGGCAGTTTCGTGCATTCCGCCACAAGACGTGGCCACACAGGGTGCATTTACTCATGACTGCTTCCCAGAATGCGGTGCTCGGCCCACTTGCGCCACGATTTGAGTTCCTTGTTCTCGGTCTCCAGTCGGTCGATCTTGCCTTGCATGCTCTTCATGCGGCTGGCGGCTTGGTCGATCCAGTCCTTCACCTCTGCAGGCATGCGGAACTCTTCGTCCTTCTTGACCTTGGCCACGGTTTTTGAGGCCACCAGCACTTTTTTGGCTGGGGTGGCTACCTTGGACTTTGCGGCGGGTTTTGTGGGCTTTGCGGGGGCTTTTTTGGCGGTTGCCATGTGGTTCTCCTTAAAACGGTGATTCGGGTGCGTTGGCCAGCTTCTGGCGCTGGTAAGCCTTTTCTTGGGCTGTAGTCCATGGAACTGGCCCTGTGGGTGGTGGGAAGGGCCACATCATGCCAAACCCTCGGGAATGCTTACTTCATCGCCCAACTTGGAGGCCACGTAGCAGCGCATGGCTGCGATCAGGGGTGTGGGGCCTTTCTGGAACCACACATCGTCACCCCTATGAGCGCCGTGCATCTTTGCTGCGGTGTGGTGTGTTAACCAAATATTTTCCCGCTCAATGATCGGCCCGCCTTGTGCCCAGTCGGTCGAATAAGAAGCATGCGGGCAAAGGCAAAATTTGCCCTGCGCCTTATCTACCGCCCAATCAAGGGCAGCGCCTGTCAGTTCAGATGTTTTGGTCATGGTGGTCTCCAAGATGGGGCCGAAGCCCCGGTTGGTTTAGATGGAATCCAGTGCCGTGTTCAATGCCTGCACTTGCTTGTGTGCCTGCTCAATCAGTTGGCTGTCAGTCATCTTGCGTGCGTCCATGCGTGTGTTGACTTCAAACTGCTTGCTGGCGACGCACTTGATGCAGCGGTACTGGGCTGGCTCGTCCTTGAAGCCGTTCCAGCCAACTGAGATGGGTGTGCGCAAGATATTGCGGCCACATGCTGTTCTTGCTGCCATGCCGCTTGGGCCTTTGTCGAGGTGAGTAACGCGCATTTGAATCTCCTGTAATCCCTGCTAATTTTGCAGTGAGTGAATTCTAACATGAAATTAAAGGAGCATGGAATATAGGGACAAACCCTAATACGTTACTGGAGTCCGACTCCACGCTTTGCGGATGGCCGAGCCTTGCTGTAGATGGTGAATTGCTTCTTGGGATCGGCTCCAGTTCCTGCGGAGTTCTTCTTGGCAATCTCCGACTGGATGAACTTTTTGTCCTGCATGATGGTGCTGCCGTAGTGTCGCCAGTCGAAGGCGTTGCCTTGGCTTTTGATGATCTTGGTTCCGGGCCAGTAAATGTCTGTCATGTGTTCTTTTCCAGTTCTCGTTGTTTGATACGCTCCATGCGCTGAAGTCTGTTGTGATGCGCTGTGATGTAGATCACGTACTCCATATCGCTACGAACGCGATCCCAATACCCGCCCGCATCGCGCTGTGGTGCATCATTCGTACCCGCATCGGCATCGGCGCGAGCCTTGGCCTCAATGACGCGCATACGCGAGTCACCAACAATTTCCTTGGCTGTGTCTATGTCAAAAGACTTCGGTGTCATGTCTTCTCCTCGTCAAATTTCACGATCAAGTCCAAAACCTGCTGCGGCATGATGCACCACAGTTGCAGGTTGTCCTTTGTGGCGATTCCAAACAGCCCGTGTTTTTCGGGGTGGCGAATCTTGCACAGTTCAGCTTGGGCTTCGTCAAACGAGCGCGATCCGTTGATAGCCATGACGTTTTGTGTCGTGGTCATGTGTTCTTCTCCTTGAGTTTGGCTTCTATGGCTCTGGCAAAGTCTCTACGTCTAATATGGTCAAATTCTTCAGCTCTAATCTCCTCATCCGTCAGCCCAACCCATGTGCGCTGTGCTGGTGGGGATGTGTAGAGCAACTGCCCGACTTTGACACTTCGATCTGGCAATATCTCCGCAAAATACCCGTGGTCGTCTCCATCAACAATTGCCACAGGCTCCTCCTGCTGTGCTGGCTGCTCTGCACCACGCTGCATGATTTCGGGGAATCGTTCCCACATCATTTCAAGCAGGTGTTTGTCGGTGATTGGCGCTCTCATGTGTTCTCCTTGGTGTTGTGAGCGGCTTCGATGGCTTTGGCTCCAAACCAAATGTTCCAAGGTTGTTTGATCTTTTTGACTTGGCACTTGTTGCACAGCAGGCAGTAACGTGCTTGAACTTTGTGGTAATCGTGAGCTGTGTCTTTAGGTTCTGACCACTTACCCCAATCGTGGAAACAAAATCTCATGTGTTCTCCTTAGTAAACCCGCGCCACATTGACTGAGGAAGTACCATGCTTGAACACCAATTGCTGCCAAGCCAGCTTTTTTCTTCCTCCGCTTCCTTTATCCTGCTGGCACAAAGACGCCATCCCTTCTTGTCGAAATAAGCGTACTTGTTTGCCAGTGAGTTCGGCGTGAAGACTTCATACACCCCAGCACGAACGGGGTTGATGCTTGATGGAAACCACGGTGTCATTTGATCGGTCATATGTTGCTCCTTGCTCGAATGGCTTGCTCAATGTCGGCACTTGACCGACCAAACTTGCACAACTTTGCACACGCCTCTCTTTCGGCCTCTACAGCCTCACGCATGGCAACACACGCAACCTTTGTGCAAGTCGGGCCACATGAGTGAATGTCCCACTTGTACTTTTCAACCTCGTCAGCACGGACAAGCTCGGCAAACTTTTTAGGGTCAAAGTCGGCATAAATAACGCCCTCTCCACCAAAGTATGCGCCAGCCTTAACAAGCATTTGGTCAATCACTGTTTTCATTGTTGCTCCTTGCTCGGATGGCGTCCATGCAGTCGTATTTTGTGGAACGCTGATACGGCAGCGCGTTTAAGGCATTCATGCACGCCTCACGCTCGTCAGCACGGACAAGCTCAGCAAAGCGTTCAAGGTTTGCATTAACGCCCCATACATCGTCTGGGCCGTCTCTTGATGGGCCAACCCTAAAGCCAGCCTCACGGGCCATCTCAATCACTGTTTTCATTGTTGCTCTCCTTTGGCAATGGCGGCGCGGGCGGCGACATACTCAGGCAGCGCAGGCTGTTGCACTGCATCCGCAAGATTCTTCAGCGCATCAAGCATCGCTTGGTTTGCTTCGTGCAGGCGTTTGCGCTCTTGCTCCAGCTCGTCTGCGTGTCTCCAGCCTTCGTGTTCGGATTGGTGCAGGCGGCGTAGTTCGACGGCTGCTTCTTTGGCCCCAATTGTTAGAGACTTTCCTAGCCACTCAGCATGGCGCAGGGCTTCAGGTTGTGTGGTCATAGCTTGTGCCTCATGCGTTCACGGCAAGCCTGCCGCATTTCAGTTGTGAAGTCTGGGCTGATTTCTGCAATGCCGCAGTTGATCGTGCGTTCAGGTGTTGCCAGTTTGAAACTCAGCCAGATCAAGCCACCCCAGAAGACGATCAAGAACACGGCCAGCAGGGTGTAGATGACCTTGTTCTTCATGTCACTGCCTCTGTGATGGGATGCGGTTCAAAATGGCCTCAGAGGCCAGCCTGAGGGCTTCCTGTGCATTGCTGTCGGGGCGGGTCTCTGCCAAGCCAGCAACCAGTTCTGCGCAGGCCTGTCGTTCGATCATGATGGCCTGCTTGCTGGTCTGAATGGCCACGGTCATGATTTCCGCTTTGGCCAAGGTCAGTGCGGCGTCAAATTCCTGCTGGGTGTAAAAGTCCACAGCACCAGAGACGCCAAGGATTTGTCGGGCCAAGCCGCTCAGTTCTTTTTTCTCGCTCATGATGGTTTTCTTTCAATGTGTTTGGCCAGAAGCCATTGGTCGCCCAGACGTTGGACGGAGCGCACCCATTGGTGCCTGTTGTGCCGTTGTGTGCGTCGTGGCACGTCCGGCACGTTGAAGAGTGTGTGCGCCTTGCGCACGAGTTCACGGGTGTTTGGCATAGCCTTGCTCCTTCATAAACTGATCTTTGGCGGCGGCAATTTGATCACGCACCTCGGGGTTGTTGATCATCATCATCACAAGGTGCTTGGCACCCTGATACTGGTTGTGCCACTTGAATGCATATCCGGTGGCCAGCACGGCCCAGCAGAACAGGGCCACTTCGGTGAATGAAACTTCGATCATGCTTTACCTTTCACAAGTTCCAACACTTTGGGGTCGGCGTTGCTCAGGAACTGGTGAGCATAGGCCTGACGTGCATTGACCCGATACGAAGCGGCCAGCATGCCTTCAATCGCTGAGTTGCGCTCACGGTTCTCGCGTGCTGATTTGAGGTCGATCACATCAACCACCCACTTGTACTTGATGTCGGAGTTGGGTTCGATTTCCAATTCATTGTCGACGCTGAGGACTTCCGCAATCTTGAGAACATTGTTGTTCCCGGCGGGCACGACCACATAGTTTCCGACCTCAAGGTCAATGTGCGTGATGTAGGTGTAGGGGCTGCTCATGCTGCCGTTTTCATTTACAAATGCCACAGAGCATGTTTTGGTGTCTTCGCGCAGGATGGCTGCAATGTTCTTGTCCATGGTGTTCTCCTTATTTGGTTGTCTTGCGGTACGTTGTCTTGCTGCCGTCAAGGTGGTACACATGGCACACAGGATGGCTTGGTTTGGTGAACATATCTTCGTATGTTGCGGGGTCTTGGTCGTATATCAGCGGGGTCTCATCCCCGTCGCCGTATGCCTGATACCAACGATCACCACAACAGGGGCAATCGCGGTCGTCGTCGCAGCCGTCAAAGTAGATGCCAACATCCACCGCAATCCGGTTGGCCTCCCCTACTGAGTGCGCCTGAATGATGACGTGGCATGCCACCTTGTCGTCAATGTCGAAGCTGCCCCCGCTGTTGTTCTGCGAAAAGTGAAAGTACTTTGCTGGTGCGGTTGCCTTGGGCTGCGCTGGTGTGTTTTCTATGATGTTCACGGCGTTCTCCTTAGGCTGTGTATTCGATGGCTTGCAATTCGGAAATGCGACGGTTGATGTCCGTCACGGTTTTTTGGTAGTCGGCTGCAGCTTGGGCTTTTTGCGCTTCCAAAGCTGCGATCTTCTGTGCGCGTGGGTCGTAGTCGTCTGGCACCTCGATTTCAATCTCTTGCGAACAAACGTAGGTGCGGTGCGCGGTGTCGTGCAGCTTTGCGTAGAAGACTAGGTATTCGCCAGTCTCTTCCCATAAATGTTGGGAGTGATGGATGTGAACGGTGGTCTTGATCTTCATGATGTTCTCCAATCAGCGTGCGGTTGTCTTGATGCTGAACACAGCGGTGACGCTGGTGTGAGCGGCGATCTTGTCGGCAGGGATGGCCAACTCTTCAGCCAGCTTTTTCCAGTCGGTGACGGAGCGGTTTGCTTCGACGTATGTGGCCTTGAACAATGCACCCTCGAAGCACTTGGTGTCGCCCTTGCTGGCGATGTCCTTCATGGCGTCTTTGATTGCGTCTGCTTGCTTGGTCAGCGTGGCGATCTGTGCCAGCAGGGTGCCGAGTTCATCAGCAGAAGAAGGGGTGGTGGTGATGGTAGTCATGTCGTAATCCTTGGTAATCCCGGTCTCGTTGACCGTGAGTGAATTCTAACATGAAGTTAAAGCAACAAAACCACCCCTTTGAAAAAAAAGTTGCTAAGTGGTTTCCCTACCTTGTGGAGTCGGACTCCACCAGCCTCTGAATGGTGACGTTCAGAGCGTCGATTTCGTCCATCTTCTTCAGTGCCCACATGCGCCTCTGGCCATGCCAACCCATGAGTGCGCCTTGGTGGCAGGACTTGCACAGCGCCACGCAGGTGTACTGGCGGTGCTGCTTGACGTGGTGGGCATCACTGGGGCCGGGGGCATCGCAGACGCTGCAGGGCAGTTCCTTGACGCGCCCAACGTGCAGGCGCTCTTTCGCTGTGAGTTTGTTGTTCATCCCAGTCGATCCATGCTGCGATTGGAGGCCTCTGTGGAGCGCCAGACGTCCACTCGGGCCTGTGCTGCCACCAACCCCCAGCGGAGGCCTTCTGCGACCTCTGTGGCGGCTGCAATGCCCTTCAGTAGCTCCACATACTCCATGTCGGCATAAGCCTCGATTTCGGCGGCTGCAACGGTCTTGATGCCGTTGGTCATGGCCGTCTTCATCAGCATGGCTTTCTTGCTCTTGCGGAACTCTTCCAGATAGGCCAGTTCGCCCTTTGCGTGGGCGTACTTTTGGCCGTGGCTGTAGATGTAATCGACAGCATTGTTGATATCGGTTTGGTTCATCAGTACATCCCCTCAAGGTTTGGTGGTGTGTAGTTCGGGCCTTTCATGATCTTGCCGTGATCGTTGAAGATGGGCTGGCCGCTCTCGTCGTACTTGCTCCAGTTGCTGCGGTCGACCTCTGCGACTGCTTCGCGCACTTTCATCTTGGCGCAGTGCGCAGTGCCAACGGCAGTGACCATCTGATCTGCGAGACCATCCAAAAACTCTTTTCGGTTGTCGATTTCCATGATGATGGTGCCCTTTTTGAGGCCGTCAGCAAGCAGGTCAAGTGCGGCCATCATGGATGCAAAATCAATGTCGCTGTCAAGCACTGCGATGGACACACTGTCCAGCGTCTCAACGAACTCTTCAATGTGGCAACCGAACTGCACGTTCAGGTTTTCTTCTGTTGGCTCTGGCCGGGCACGCTCGTGCCACTTTGCGATGGTGTCGATGCTCATGTGTTTTCTCCGTGTTTTGCGATCAATGCTGCGTCGGCCAGTGCTTGGCCTTTGCCCTTTTTGTCCAATGAGCGCCAGTGTGGCCACAGTTGGATGGCGCGTGCGCGTGCTGCATCCTTGTCGGTTCCGATCAGGCCTGCTGCTTTCTTCCATGCCTGCGGGGTCACCAGCGTATGAGGAATGCCCATGGCACCCAGCACGCCCATGATCGTGCCGCATGAGTGGCCGAAGTTGAACATGCTGCTCACGCCTTGGCCGGGCATTGCATGCACCTGCTCAACGTACACATGCTCACAACAGCAGGACGCAATGAAGTCGGCCAGTGCTGCGGCGTTCACGCGAGTGGCCGAGCCGATCTTGGTGGTGGGCATTTCTGTCCACTCGATGGGCATGCCGTCTTCCAGCAAAACCAGTGCGCCAGTTGCGCCGGGGTCAATTCCAAGTGCTCTCATTTTTTTCCTTTGAGTTTGAATGATGGGCAGCGCTGCAATGTGAAGCGCGGCTGTACGGATGGGCGACCAAAACGATCCTTGATCACCGAGCAATATTTCACGGCCAGATGGGTGCATTCAAAGCAAATGCGCAGACACTGTGGGTCTTCCTCTCGGTCGCGGAACATCATCTTCACAGCCAGTTCGTATGCTTCGTTTTCGGGGCAACCTTCGCTCACAAATTTGGTGTAGCGACGACGCCACACCAACTCTTCCATTTCTTCGGCTTCGGTCATGTGTTCTTCTCCTTGAGTTTTGCTTCGACCAAGGCCATCACGTAGCCACGATCATCGCGCTCAGTCATTCGGATAATTTCGTTTTTGTCTTTTTTCTCCAGACCAATCCATGTGCGCTGTGCTGGTGGGGATGTGTGGAGGGGCTCGACTTCCTTGTCTTTCTCTGGAGTCGGTGAATAGTGGTAGAGTTTCCAATCACCAATTCGTTTCGCCATACCACCCGTGCCGTAGTGAAATCTCACGCGCCACGCCACAGGCTCTTGCTGTGCTGGCTGCGGAGTTTCATGCAACAGGACTTCCAGCTTCTCGCAAAACTCACGGTGTGAATAGAAGTTGCGGTTTGCCAAATGGACCCGGACTCGATGCCGAAACCACGGGCCATCAGGCTCATGCTCCTGTTGTGCTGGCTGCTCTGCCAGTGCTTGCAAGGAAGCAATCAAAGCACGTCGATCAATATGCCCGACGTTGTCTCTGTCATCGGGAACTGATTCAACGTACTACAGCGCCAGCTTCACCGTGGCTTCGTCAATCAGTATCTTTGTCATACGAACCTCACATCATGTGGTTGTGGTTTGCCATCCAAAATTTCATGGATGCGTTTTTCGGTCTTGCGGTGTGCTGCAATCAGCGTGCGCTCGGAAATCTGCTCGATCACGTCGCGGTAGTCTTCCAACAGGCCACGGACGGTCTGGATGCCCTTACCGCTCAGTCGCAAGGGGTAGCCTGCCTTGCTGCGGTTCCCTGCGTCCCTGAGGGCTTCCATGGCGTCCTCAATGGCGTTGTCGGTGTCTTCCACCACATCCATGAGGATGAAGGTCTCCATCATGTTCACGGCGTCTGATACGACCTTCCAGTCTTCCAGCGTTGGGTTGTCGTCTTGCTCCAGTGCGCGAAGGCCATTCCACATGCGTGTAAGTTGGTGTCGGCGCTTTGGCTCGGGCGTTGGATGGTCTGGGCTGGCCATGAGAACATCCATGGTGCTGTAGGTCAACTGGCGCTTCACAGGATTCTCCCGGTGTGGTCTTGTGCGATCTTCTTGGCCAACTCCATGGCGCGTTCGGTGCGGCCCAGCTTGAAGGCGTAGAACATTTCCGTCACATCATTGGGGTCGCCATCAGGAATATCGACGTTGCGCGACTTGAGTTCATCAATCAAGTCGTCGGTTTCGATTTTTTCAAGATCAACGTCGATGTCGATCCATGCGTTCACGCTGACTGTGCGGCTCATTTTTCACCTCGCAGTGCAGCTTGCTGCGCATCGTAGTCGGCCTTCCAATCCTGATATTTTTTCTCGCACTTGGCGCAATCGCACTTCCAGTTGAACTCGTCTGGGTCAGCAATGCCACCCTCCATCTTGATGGGTGCGTTGCCAAAACTTCTGATTGGTTTGTCGTTCATATCACGGCTCCTTGTTTGATCATGTTGACCAGCTTGAATTCGGGGTTTGCGTGACGTGCTTCGCGGAAGGCACGCCAGATGGCTTCGTAGACCGTGTAGCCACGGCGGTGGGTCTGTGCCGATGCGATGCTGTGTGTCTTGTAGCCGAACGGGTTGCCGATCAGCTTGCCGTTGCAGTCAAAGATGTAGTAGCGGTCTGGGTCGAATTTCATGCTGCCACCTTTTTTGATGGGCCGACAACTCGCAACAGGCGAACATTGCTGCCGTCATTTCTCCAGCATTCGTATGCGGCACGGCTGATTGCGTTTCCAAGTACGCTGATGCGCGTGGCGTAGCCTTTGTACTTGACCATGACCAAATCCAAATTTATGCCTTTGAAATTGGCGGTGCGTTGAGCTTGATCCAGTTGAATATCGAACTGCTGGCGCAATGTGTGTTTCATGCTGACTCTCCGGTAATACCCACAACGTCGTGGTGATGTAATTCTAACATGAAATTAAAGTTTGGGGGAAATTTTTTTGGGGTCGCGGCGTGCCCATCGTTAACGCCAATCGGTTTGATCCCAGTTGCCTTTGCCGTGGTTGCACTCATGGCACAAAATCTGTAAGTTGTTGATGTCCAGCGCCAGATCGGGAAACAATTTGCGTGGCTTGATGTGATCCACATTCATGACTGCGCCATCCTGTGGCGTTGCACCGCAGCACATGCACCGTGGGCTGTACTTCTTGAGCGCCTGCATGCGCAATCGACGCCACTCAAACGACTCCAGAAATGCTTTGGATGTGACGCTTGGCGTGCTGGGTAAATTGGTGGTTCTGGCTCTCCTGACGGCACGCTTCTTTTTAGGCTTTTGCTGCTTGGCCAAAACCTTCAGCCGTTCTTTTTCCGCCTTCTCGGATTGACGACGATCTTTTGTGTCAGACCTTGCCTTGACAACGAAATCCAACCTTTGCTTTGGGGTTGCACTTTGCCAGTCCTGACTTTGAGACAAGTTTTTTACTTCTGACATTCTGAGTTCCTGTTTATCACGGAGGGAGTGGAAGGAGCATTCTGGACACAGCCCACCCCTAGCCCGAAGAGTCGGGGTTGGCTGAAGATCAATATCACGTCGGTCGTATTCGTCGCAATCATTGGCCACGGTCATCTCTCAATGTTCCGCCGTGGCTGTCAGACATTTAGGCCCATTGTGAGACCCCTTCTTAGCGCACTGACCAAGCTCGACCTGATTGTTGCCGTTGCCCCGGAGCACCCTAATCTCTAGACCCGGTTCCGTTCTGGCGGTTTACTCAACAATCAGCGCTTCCCCACCCGCGCTTGCCGCATCGACAGTTTTTACGGCTCTCGCCTCAGATCAAAACGTTCGTAGTCACCAAAACGTCTGAGGCATAGCTGGATGTGAAAGTACAGACGAAAAAAAACCGTTAAGACAAACCCCGGTGGAAGAACGCATCAGTTTTTTAGGCTGACCCGCCACCCCAAAGGGGTCGGAGTTTGACTTAACGGCTTTCGCTTCGCATCGGCTTCCACGCCTAGCTGGGCGAATTATAAGCGCAACTGGTCTTGGTGTGTCAACATTTTTTTTGGTGCCCTCGGGGTCGAATCGAACGCCCGGCCTCCTGAGTACAAAACAGGTGCTCTACCAACTGAGCTACGAGGGCTTGGCATCCCGCGATGGACTCGAACCACCATAGCTGGATTTGGAATCCAGAGTCCTGCCATTGGACGAGCGAGATACAACTGGCTGTGTACCTTGGGATCGAACCAAGCTCATTCTCCGTTAACAGCGGAGCGCACACACCATGCGTGCTCGTACACAAAAAACTTTGGGGGATTGAAGGTTTGGTGGGGATGGCTGGATTTGAACCAACTTGCCTTTTGAGCGGCAGATTTACAGTCTGCTGCGCCACACCTTCTGCGCCGCATCCCCGCGAAACGGGGATCAATAATTCGTCGTTGAATTATTGGATCGGCAATTTGAATTGGTCAGTGTGACAGGGATCGAACCTGCGACCTCATGCTCCCAAAGCACGCGCTCTACCATCTGAGCTACACACTGCTCAGTCGGTCGGGGGGTGATCACTTGGGATTTCATGATGGGCGGAGTATACACGGAAAAGTTGCGGGGCAAGATGTGTGCAGTCACGGTTCGTTGCACACCCACGGCCTAAACGCCCTCTTGCGAAGGTTCTTAGGTTTGAACCGCTAAGGTTTCCAGTTATTCCCCCGCATGGGAAACTCCACGGGACACTTTCGTGTTTCGGCGCATCACGCCTCGTCAGCCGTGTTGGTTGTTGGTGGCGACCGAGAACCCCCGATCCTGCGTGACCCTCCAGCCCCAATCGGCTGGCGTCCCTTCGCTTAACCACCAACACGACTGGGGTCTGTTCCGCTATTCGTCGTTCCTAGGAGACTCAAGCGTTTTGTGCAACTCGGCACAGACCCCATGCGTGTTGGCGCTGGTGTTTTCAGTCCACCAGCACGACCTTCCAGAAGGGTCAGGATTCTACTGGCATTTCCGCCAATTCCACCAAAAAACTTTTCAAAGGCAAAAGTTCTTTCAGGACATAGTTTGGAGGTGTGCGAACAATTTTCCGTCTCTCCTTGGCGACGATTTGCGAAATTCGTTGTTGGCCCACACCAAACTCTTCCGCAAGGCTTCTCATCGTCCGACCCAAATGAACGTGATGATCATAGATCAGTTGGTTCCGCTCGTATTTATTGTTGTAATGCATGCTTTGCTCCCATGATGCACTTCACCACCGAAAACAGTCCAGCGGCTTTATGAAGGTCATTGGCGTCCCATCCTACAGTATCGGCCATCGTCCAAGGCAGGCCAGTCTGGATGGCTGACCTTTCGCCAGTCATTCCGACTTCTGCGCCAGTGTCTGGATGCTTCTTGGATGGATCGTTGTCGGCAAAGATGAACCGCTTGCCGGGAATCTGGTCTGCCACCTGAATCATGTTCGATGCACTGAAGCACACCACCACAGACGCACCAGAACCCACGCTGCGCAGCGCGGCGTGAACGGATAGGCCTGTGGCATACCCTTCGACCAACCACGCCTCCTCGGCCCTTCTGTCGCCCATGAACAGCACGGCGTTCTTGGCACGCATGCCGGGGAGCATCTTCTTCTCCCACTTGCGCTCGTCCATGTCCCAGAAAATCTTCTGGTAGCCCTGCAGCTTGTTGGTCACGACGTTGCGCATGGGCACCAGCAACTCACCGTCCAGCACCAAGCCTTTTTCGTCAGGAAAGCCCTTGAGGTGCAGGTAGTCGTGCGCGGCCATCTTGGCAGAACGCAAGGTGATGTCGGCCTTCTGTGCCGCGATGTCGTAGGAGCGATCCTTCTGCGCGGCAGCAGTCTGGCGCTTGAGCATCCAGTCCTGCTTCTCCTGCAGCGTCCATGGCTTGGCGTTGGGGTCTTCGTACCAGATCGTGCGTGCCTCGCCAGACCAATCGAACACCCAGCCGCGCTGGCCATCCCAGTAGTACGCGCCGTTGCCCGAGCGTGGTTTGTCGACGGTGCCAGTGCGGCGAATCTTGTCGGAGGCGTACAGCTTGCCGGGGTCGATGTCCACCCCGTGTGCGCGTGCAAAGTCAATGAAGGTGGTCATTTTTGCAGCCCCTTCTTGTACGCCATGTTGAGTTGCGTGATCTTGTTGTACACGTTGCGCGTGATTTCAACACTGGGTGCCGTTGTGAAGCGCCACATGGGGTCTTGGCCAGTGATTTTCTTGAAAAGGTGGTAAGCCCTGCCCTGTTGCTTTTCAGGGGCGCTGTGGTGCTTTGCGTAGGCCACGCACTGGTGCCATAAATTCTCGGCGTTTGGTGCCAGAACTTTTTTGTTCTTGCCCTCACCAATCGTGATTTCCTGCATCTGACCGGGCAGTGCTGCAGACGTGCTCTGGCTCACATGCTCAAACCCGCACGCCATGCAACGCTTACTGAATGGCTTGTAGCCGCACTTGGGGCAACCCTTCAACTCGACCTCTTCGTCCTTGCGGATTTTTTTGTCCAGCTTGTCGCCCGAGTCCAGTGACTCCAGACCGTTGAAGAACACCTCGGTGAAGTCTTCAGCGAAGCGAATGATGTTGCCGCTGAAGTCCAGCAAGTAGCAGTCGGTCTTGCCAGTCTGTGGTGACGAGCGCAGGCCACGGCCCCACATCTGGATGGCGGTGGACAGCGACTTGCGCAGTGGGCGTGCATCACACACGCAGCCAACGTCGGGCACGTCAAAACCCTTGGCCAAGGCCTCCACGCTGATCAGCACACGGATGAAGCTGTCAGGGCGGCGGTAGTCCTGTAACAGGGCTTCACGCTCCTTGGCGGTGGTCTCAGACGTGAATACAGCGGCCATGACGCCTTGGCTGATGAACTGCTGGGCCAACTCTTCACAGTGCTTGATGGTGGCACCAAACACGATGGTCTTGCGGTTCTCGGCAAACTTCAGCCACTCAGTGACTACGTCCCCCACGATGTCCATACCGCGCTCTTCTGCGGCCTTGTCAGTCCACTCACCACCAGCAGTGGCAGCGCCTGCCATGTCGGGCTTGGTGCAAGAGAAAATCCGCATGGGCACCAGCACACCAGACTCGGTCAAGTCATGCATGGTGGTGGCGTTGATCAGGTTCGTGAAAATCTTTCCCAGACCCACGGAGAACGGAGTGGCAGACAGGCCGATCACAGCCGCCTCTGTCTTCTGCGCAAACTCAGTCCAGACCTTCAGTTGCGTGTGAGCCTCGTCAACCACCAGCACGTCCAACTGCGGCCAGTATTCACGCTTGGCGATGGTCTGGGCCGATGCAATCTGCAGCAGGTGCTCGGGTTGACGACGCCAGTGTTGGGCTTGGATCACGCCATGGTCTCTGAGGCCGTACCCGTCAGCCGCAGCAGAGGTTTGGTTGATCAGCGTGGTGCGGTCACACAGGAACACAGCACGCTTGCCCTTTTGCATCGCTTCGTTGCAGATGCGCAGGCCAAGGTAGGTCTTGCCAGCCCCGGTGGGGGCCATGATCAGTTGGTTCTTGTGGCCAGCTTTGAAGCCCTGACGCAGTTGTGCGTGGGCATCAAGTTGGAAGGGGCGTGGTGGTGGGAATGTTGATCCATCATCACACACTCGCTGTGCTAGGACTTCGGTCATTTTTTGGCTTTCTTCAGTTGGCTCTCGAGGGTTTTGATCTGCTTCACGGCAGCGTTCTTTTCGTTCATCAAGGCAGCGATTCGCACCTCCATCTGAGCGTTCAGGAAGTTCAGACGCTTGACCTCGGCGTGGGCTGTGGCCAAGGCATCGTCGGACTCCAACATCTTGTTCAGCATTTCGCGGTCAGCCTGCTCTGCTAACTCCATCGCTTTCAGTTCTTCAGCGTCTGGGCCGTAGTCCTGCGTCATGGATGGCTTGGGGTCAGTGGAGTCCGACTCCACTTGTTGCGTGGGCACAACGTCACCGGGCTTCAGGGTGGAGTCCGACTCCACTTTCTTGGCTGCGGACGCATCGCGGTTCTTGGCTTGCTTTTCCTTGGCCTCGGGGTTGCGGATGCTGGCCACAAAGGTGTGAGACACATCGCACAGCTTGGCAATCTCGCGGTCGGACTTGCCTGCATGGCGCTCCATGCTTAGGGCGGTCTCGACTTGCTTGCGGCGGGTGGCCACGTTGCGCGGCAGGCCGTGTTTGCCGTTGGCGCTCAAGGCCAAGTCTTGTGCATCCTCTTGAGTTCCGGGCTTGTACACCACGTTCACCTCTTTGAAGCCCACGGCTTGGCTTGCAAAGTAGCGGTGGAAGCCATCCCACAGCCAGTAGTTCACGCCATCAAAGGTGCATTGCACCGCAGGAAACTCTGCGCCATCACGCATGCAGTCGGCGTACTCTTTGACCTTGTGCTGGTCAATTTGGTCTCGGAACTGAGTGCCACCATCAAGGCGGATTTGATCCAGTCTCACCATTCTTGTCATGTCGTTCTCCAAAAAAAAACCGAGGTCGGAATCCTCACCTTGCGGTGTTGGCGGAACAGTGGGTACTGTCAGGATTCCGGCCTCGGTTTACCCAAAAAATCGCCGCCAAGCGATGTCGAAACTATATCACGCGAATAAATCTGGGCGCAACTCCACCCGTGTGACCAAGCCGCCTGTGGCTTTCTCGATACGAGCGCACAGGTTGGCAGACGCCTGACGATCACCCTTCATGACCAGTGAAAGCCATGTGGGGGTGATGCCCAAGTGTTCTGCCATTTCGGATTTGGCTCCTCTGGGTTCGGTGCTGAAGTATTCGGTCAATGTCATGCGGCCTCAGTGTACCAAAACTTTTTGTTTGAGCAAGCCTTGCGCTCTTTAATTTTGTGTTATAGTTCAGGCACGGCGATGTTGCCGGGTTTAGGAGCATTACATGAGTGATGAATTGCAAGACAAGTTGTTGATGCTGACGTGTGCTATCGGCGCAATCATCGTCATCTGTGATGTCATTTTTTGGAGACCTTAATGTCCTTTTATGTTGAAGACACTGGTGGTTCTTTCGAGTCCACACCCTCTGGCCTGCACTTGGCACGCTGCTACCGGATCATTGATCTGGGCACGCAGAAGTCCGAGTACCTTGGCCAAGTCAAGTACCTGCGCAAGATCATGATGGGCTGGGAAATCCACGGCCAAGATGATGCAGGCAACGTACTGAAGATGCGGGACGGTCGCCCGTTCGCCATGTTCAAGAACTACACCATGTCGTGGTCTGAGAAAGCCAACCTGCGTGCTGACCTTCAGTCATGGCGCGGTAAGCCCTTCTCCGCAGAAGAAATGCGCCGCTTCGACCTCAAGACCGTCTTGGGTGCGTGGTGCATGCTGAACGTGATCGAGAAGCAAGGCGCAGACGGCAAGATGTACGTCAACATCAACGGCATCACGCCCGTGCCATCCATGATCAAGCAAGCTGGCCTGCCCACTGCCGTGAACAAGAACGAAGTGTTCATGCTCAGTGATCCCGACATGGAAATGTTCAACACCTTCAGCGAAAACCTGAAGAAGAAGATCATGTCTACGCCCGAGTGGGAAAAGCTGAACGGCAAAGCATCTGCTCCTGCAGCGCCAGCAGCCCCTGCGCTGGATGAAGACGACTCTGATATACCTTTCTGAGGTATAAAGTATGACAATTATTGTGAGAGCGGCTGAGAGTACGCACTGGTATCGCGGTGCAGACGGCCAGCCACAGTACACCGTGAAGGCAAAGGATGGCTCAGACCGTCCTACGACCCTCAGGGACGCACGAAAAATGAATCTGGTGCCCTCGGTCACCACGATCATGAAAGTGGCTGCAAAGCCCGGTTTGGACGTTTGGAAGAACGAACAACTGCTTCTGGCCGCATTGACCCTTCCACGGGTCGATGGCGAGACCGAGAAGGAATTCATTGCCCGAGTGGTAATGGATTCCAAATCGACCGCCAAGGCTGCAGCAGAACGTGGCACACGAGTCCATGAGTCGATTGAAATGTGGTACAGCGGGGTGCGCCCTGTCGAGCACGATGACATCGCCAAGGGCTTTGAGGAGGCCGTGTTCAACCACTTCAAAACTCACCCATTCCAGAACTGGGAGACGGAAGTCTCGTTTTCTCACCCTCTGGGCTTCGGCGGTAAGACTGACCTCTTTACCCGCCCTGACGAATCTGCGCCTGTGGGCATCATGTTGGACGCCAAAACCAAAGAGTTTGGCCCCGACAATGAAGTCCCGGCGTATGACGAGCACCTGATGCAACTTGCCGCTTATCGAATCGGCGTGGGTATGCCCAATGCACGGTGCGCAAACGTCTTCGCTTCTGTGTCCTATCCCGGCCTCGTGAAGGTCAAGGAATGGAGCGAAGAAGACCTTCAGCGCGGCTGGAAAATGTTCCAAGCCCTGCTGTCCTTCTGGCAATTGAAAAACAAATTTGGAGTCTGATCATGGCACGTATTTATGTAGTTGGTGGCCCCACTGGCATCCGTCTGGTGAACGCAAACACCAAGTCCCAAGCAATCGCCCATGTGGCGCACAACACGATCCACGCCCATGTGGCTTCCCAGACCGATCTGGTGGAGTTGATGCAAAAAGGCGTTGAGGTCGAGAACTTCAAAGCACCCGAGCAGCAAGAACTGTCCGGTATGGAGTAATCCATGGACTCGCTGATCGGATTGGCATTTATTTGCTGGATCATCGGGTCATGGCTCACCCATGTGGTTGTCTGCATCAAGACTTCCGCATGGGGGTTCCTCTTGGCTGGTGCTTTGGTGTTCCCCGTGGCAAACATTCACGGCACAGGTATCTGGTTCGGCTGGTGGTGAAGCTGTGAAACATTTCATCCTGCTGCTGACGCTGCTGGTCTTGGTTTACTTGGGCTGGCAGTACACACCGTTCCGCACAAAGTTCTTCGTGAAGGACTTTTTGTTGCGGCACGCTGGTGTGGTGATTGCAATTTGGTTCGGCCTTTGGGCTGGCCTGTTCTTCGCTGCGCACAACGGATCAATCAACATTCTCTGACTGGAAAATCATGAAAAAATTACTGGCAATTCTCGCGGTGCTAGGCATGTCCGCATGCACCCAAATCGACACCGGAAACATCGGCGTCGAGTCCACCATGGGGCAGGTCAAAAAAGAGACCATGCCGCCCGGCGTGTACATGACCGTCTTCAAGCGTGTGACTGAGGTCTCGGCCAAAGAACTGCTTCTCAAGATGGACGACATGAAGCCGCAGACCAAAGACAAGATCACACTGGCCGACTTGGACGTGGACATCTACTATCAAATCGACCCAGCTAAGGCTGCGGACATCATGACCCGCTGGCCCGGCGACATGGCCGAAATGAAGGGCGAAGACGGTGTGCGTGTTGGCAACAACTACGTGACACGTCAAGCCCGTGAGGCCATCTACAACGCCATCGCCAAGTACGGCAGCGACACCGTCCACACTGAGCGTGTGTCGATTGCTGCAGACGTTGTTAAGGCACTGCAAGCCGATCTGGATGACAGCGCAGGCAAGGGCTGGTTCTTTGTTCGCTCTGCCAACGTGCGCAACTTGGTGACAGACCCTGCGCTTGAGGCGTCCATCAAAGAAGCCGCCAACCGCAACTTCCAGATTGCCGCCAAGCAAAAGGAAGTCGAGTTCGCCAAGGCTGAAGCTGACCGCAAGCGTGTTGAAGCCCAAGGCGATGCCGACGCGATCCGACTGCGTGCTGCTGCGATCACCTCGCAAGGTGGCCGTGAGTACGTCGAACTGAAGGCCATCGAAAAGTGGGACGGCAAGCTGCCATCCACCATGCCCGGCCAAGTCACCCCCTTTGTTCACATCAAGTGAGGAAACCATGAGCGACATGAAACCATACATCGGCACCAAGCTGATCAACGCCATCGACATGACCCGTGCGGCGTACAACATCCTCCGAGGCTGGGAACTCTTCACCGACGAGAATGGTGATGACGCTGGGTACCTCGTCGAATACACGGACGGTGGCCAAGCCAACCATCCCAACTTCAAGGGGTATATCTCTTGGTCACCCAAGGAAGTGTTTGAACGGGCCTACAAGCCCACCTCGAGCATGTCTGATCCTGTGTCATTGCTGACGCCCGAGCAAGTCGGTGCAGCGTTCCGCACCGTGATGCTGGAAGAGAATTACAACTTCCTTGAAGAGGACTTGGTGAAGCTGGCCAACGCCTTTGCAGCAGCGGCCACGCCAGTCATTGCCTTGCAAGAACGCGCCAAGTGCATCGAAGTGGCACGCTCAGTCAACCATCTGGTGGCCGAGCGCATCCAACAGGTGCGGGGCAAGGCATGATCCACTTGATCTTGACAGCCTTGGCGGTTGGATTTGTGATCGGAATGTTGTCTTAAAAAAGACCTCCCGCTTTTTGGGCGGGAGGTCAATAAACCCCCTACAGGGTTCACGGCGGGGAGACAGCCGTCGTGATCAAGGAAGCGGATTTCCCATTGGGTCGACATTCTCCAGCATGCGCTGCGTCGACTCTTTGGTTGCGTTATTTTTGTTGTGGCGCAACCAGTCGTAAAACTCAACACCCATTTGCGGAATTTGAGCCAGTGCGCCAGCAGCTTGCGTTACCCCAAACGGGGCCATAGCAGCCACACCACCCAGACCACTCAAGCCTTTGGCGATTTCTCGCGGCGACGGCATGTATCCGGGATGTGCGCGGTACGACTGTGCTGTGTCATAGAGTTGATTGGCACCCAGCACGCCACCCAAGCCGCTCAGGCCCACACGCGCTGCAGGGGCAAGGTAGGGAGCGGCTTTTGATGCGGCCTCCCCCATGAACTTGGCGGCATTTGTCAGGGGGGCTTCAAATGGCGTCGGTGGCAAACCAACTTTTGGGCCTGAGGTTACGCCGGGCACATAGGTTTTTGTTTGGCCACGGGGGCCAGAGCCAGCGCTGGTGTCCAACAAAATATCAGAACGCTCGGGGATGGATGTGTAGCCGGGGCCGATCTTGGCGCTGGCCTCATTCATCTGGTGAACTAAGTCCCAAGCTCCGCCCGGCCCTTTTGACATATCCACCGCACGAGCCGCTTCGGTGTTGGTCAGGCCAAATTTCTTGGCGTAGTTGTATGTGCCAGTGTTCTTTGCGGCGGCTGGGCCTTGGGCTGGGGGGAGGTCGCCATGCGCAAGGGCTTGATCAGCCAAGTCCATGGCCGCTGTCACGGGGTGACTGCCAGTCAGGCGGTTTTTGAGCCTCATGGCCAACTCCACGCCCTTTTGCGTGGCCAAGCCAGTGGTGCCTACGCCAGCCCCAATACCGCCTCCCATGATGCTCAAGCCAGTCCTATCCACAGGCGTTTCGATGGAAGACACAGTGCTTGTTGATGGCACAGTTTCCACAACTGCCGGAGCCTCTTCTGTGACCTCTTCGACCTTCAGGGGCTGCGCATAGTCAGGGGTCGGCGCAGGCTCACCGAATTTCCATCCACCATGCTCAAAGGCTGAAATGGCATTTGCGATCTTGGCCACATCCTTCTCATTGAACTTGTCTCCCGAGCTTTGCAAGCCCGTTTGATCCATCAAATAGGCTTTGTAGTTGGTGCGCCCATGCTCATTGTTTTCGTCGCCTTGAGGGGTGTAGCGATCAATGAATGAGTCTGGGGTGTCGTAGCCCTTTTTCAGCTTGTGACGGATGTCATCTTCAAGGGCTTTGCGACCCATTTCGGGCGATTCAAAGATGCCAAAACCCTTGTCATCAATTGCAATCAATCCGGGATAGTGTTTTGCCGAATCCATCCCCTTGGGTGGACGGATGTTTCCCGGATTGTTGTTGAATTCTGCCCGTGTGGTCATTGCTGAACTCTCCGAATGCGTCGGCCTGTTGGGTCGGTTGGATCACGCTCAAAGCCAGAAGGCAACTGGAATGCTGGCTTGGAGCCAGATGCTGCAGGTGCCGTGGATGCTGGGCGAACGGCTGCGGCAGGCGCGGCCTCCGTGCCAGTGCGAGGCGAGTACCACGATGGCGTGGCCTTGCTAGGGTCTTGCAGGGCAATGCGCGAGTGCTCGTCAGCAAAGCCAGCCTCCAAGGTCTTGAACTTGGGATCAAGCCGCAACTGACGCGCAGGCACGTTGCTGTTGATCATGTAGTTGTGGCGCTCTTGAGCATGCTTTTCGCCGTGACCAATCAAGTCCACCAGCGTCACCAAAGACTTTTGCGAGTTGCCAATGTTGGGCGACGACATTGTCTGCATTGACGAAAATGCATCCGTTGGATTGGTCGAAGCGTTGCGCAAAGACACTTGATTTTCCGCCAGCAGCTTGACCAGCTTTTGGAAGTCATCGCGCACTTGTGGCGACATATTCATTTGACGGGCATAAGTGTCAAACCCGGCCAACTTGTCACCCAGCTTGCCATCAGCAGCGGCACGCGCCAGCACTTCGATGGGATTGCTGCCACCAAAATAATTGAGGGCGTTGGCCATCTGTTCTTGGCCAGAAACAGTCTTGCCAGACGCATCCTTGGTTTCTGGAATGCCTTGGCCAAGCGCCAGTTCTCGGATGTTGCGCAGCAGTGGCATGCGGTCGTATGCACCCTTGGCTTGTTCGCGTGACTTCTCCTCTTCGGACAGGCCGATTGCGGTTTGTGCTTTGGCGTACTCGCGTGCAGCCTCCATCTTGGCGTAGCGATCCAGACCGTTCCAAGTGTTCTGGTCGATCTGTGGTGGCTTGTTGGCATTGATGGTCTGCTCGACCTGAGCCATCTGCTGCTCGTTCATCGGCTTGCCACCGTAGACCAAGTGCATGACGTTCATCATCGGGTCTTTGCCTTGCGCGGCTGTGGCCCCGGTGGTGATTTCCAATGTGGACTTGGCACCTTCGTAGAACTTCTGCGCAGCCTTGGCCACTGGCGACTCGGGGTTCAACGACACGATGCGGCTGTACGTTGGAGCGTCCATTGGCTTGCCTGTGGCACGCCACGCCTCGAATTCCTCGGACTGCGTTTTGTTTTGGCCCGTCAAAATTTTGGACTGAGCCAACTGTGAGCGCATCTGGGCGATTGGAAGTGCTGCAGCACGTTGCTGCTCGACATTCTCACCAAGCGCCTCGGTGGCCGATCCAAGAGACGCAGCAAAGCCGCCCAACTGAGGCTTCAAAAAGCCTGCGGCCACCTTGAACCAGTTGGGGTTTTCGTACCGCTTCTCCAAAGCCCTGATTTGCTCCTGCAAAGACTGTTGGTACTCGGACAAATCTTCTGGCTGCGCACCAGTGGGATTGATCTTTGACGGATCGGAGGCCAGTGCGGCCTTGATTTCTTGGGTCGACATGATTCAATCCTTTGAGTTACGGCTGATACAGCACGGTGCCATCCGCACCTGTGACGGTGCCGCCCGAATAATCTGAGCCGGGGCCAGTCAGGTTTCCGCCAGAGATAACGGGTGCATTGGCTGTCAAATCGCCAGTGCTTCCGGTGTTTCCAAACCAGCCAGACACCGTGTTGCCAGCATTCCCCAAGGCGGTGCTCAAACCAGTCCATGGTGTGACGCCATTTGGCCCCGGCGTGAACAAGCCAGCGGCGCCAGCAGTGAGGCCAGCCAATGCGGACAGCGGCGAAGACTCGGCGGTTGTTGTGGTCGTTGTTGGCACGTTGTAGCCGCGAATCAACCCTGACAACGTCGACAGGTTGGTCAGCGGGAACAGTTCCTTGTTCTGAGCAATGGTCTGCTGCTGGCCACCCAAGGTCGCCAAAGCGTTGATGTCAGCCAAGTTCAGGGCTTGGTTGGTCGATGCCAACTGGCCCTGCTGCGCACCAGCGTTGATCAGGTTTTGAGTTCCTGCAGAGGTCAACTGACCTGCAGTGCTGCCCAGCGTTCCTTCCAGTTGCTTTTGTGCCAAGGCGGTTTGCAGGGCTGTGTTGTAGCCCGTATTCATCGCTTGGTACTGCTGGTTCAGGATGTCGCGGTCGGCATTGCTGATTGTCTGACCAAGAACTTCGGCACCGCGCTTGGAGCCAAACTGGCCAGAACCCACCGCGCCTGAAGTGGCTTGCGGTGCCAAGTTCTGCATGATGTTGCGCTGGCCAGTGTCACCAATCGCGTTGACCACATTGGTCATGTACGGACTCATGAGACCGGATGCGGCAGCACCCACATCGCCGCTGGCCTCCTGCAGGTATGGCGAAGCGGCAGACAGTGGGCTTGATGCGCTTGCTGCCGACGACAACGTGTTGCCCGCCGCAGTCAGCGTGGGCTTGAAGGCCGAGGCGGCATCACTGACCTGATCAAAGGCTTGCTGTTGCAGGGGCTGGGCACCGACGTACTGAGCACCAAGCGTCGGATCGTATTGACCTTGTGCATTGATCCCAGCTTGTGTCTGCCCAGTTTTGGCAATGTTGTTGAGATAGTCGGTAAAAAAACTCGGAGCCGTGGTGGCTTGAGTTTGGGAACTTTGCAGGAGGTTTGCCATTTTTAACCTTTCGCCATCTTGAGATAGTCAAGTGGACTTTTTGCCTTTGGAGGGATTTTACTGGTAGGAGCCGATCTTTTGTGCTCCCGCAGTTCTTCACGCATGGCGTCCAGCATTTTGGAGCCTTGCTTGTTGTCGCCATGGCCAAGGGCCGTGACGAACGCTTCAGGGAATACGTACTCGCCGTCTGCGATCTTGGCAGCGACTGGACGACCGTGGACGGGGCCACCGTCACGATGGGGCACCTTGGATTGGAACTTGGCCAAAGCCTCGGCCCCGGCCTTGCTGGAGCCATCCCCCAGCGCCGCCACAGCGTCTGCGTCGATCACATAGTCACCGTCGTGCAGCATGGCTGGGATGTCGTCGGACTGGCCTGTGCCGTCGCCTTGAGCATAGTAGCCAGTCAGGCCCGTGATGAATTCGGGTTTATGGCCCTTTGGAGCCGCTTCGGCGTACTTGTGGGGCAATCCACCTTGGGCAAGTCCTCCGAGCGGTCTGGAGGCCTTCAGTGGGCCTTGGCTCAGGTGCGTCAGGGCACCCATGCGAGACTTTTGTTCGGTCATAGGCGCTGCCGCCAAACTGGTGGGGGCGGATGAAGCAAATTTGGGGGTCAAATAGTCCTGAATGCTGCCACCAGACGCTTCCATGATCGGGGCTTGTGGTTTGTAACCATATTCTGCCGCCTGCTCTTCAAAAGATTTTTCTTTGGAAGGATGTTCTTCTTTTGGTGGCTCAATGCCGCGTTCTGCCAGCACCTGACGCATCTCAGGTGTGAGCGAGTTGAAGAGTTGATGCAGCGCGGCCAACTGCAGTGCCTTTTGGTACACGGGTGCTCCTGCAAGGAATTGAGGTGAAGAGTTAAGTTTTTGCTCAGTGTAGGAGCCACCACCCGTGGTTGGAGTTGGCACCTTCACAGCAGGAGGTGCAGGCGGAACGACTGCGGGTGGCGGAGCCACCACGGGTGGCGGAGTGACTACAGGTGGGGGTGTTACCACAGGGGGTGTGATCACCGTTGGTGTAATGGTGGGATCGTCAGGCGGAACTGGACGATCTGCAGTGATAACCATTTCTGGTGTGTCATCGTCTGTTGTAGTGACGACGGGTTTCGTTGGCCGATCCGAGGTGATGACCATTTCTGGCGCGTCATCAACATTGATGGTTCGCGGACGATCACTGATGATGGTCATTGTTCCGGCATCGTCTGCAGGCGTGCTAACACCGCCAGAAGTCCCGTTCCCACCACCCAAAGCACCAGTAGTGTCAATGGCTGTACCAGAGGTCAAGGATGGTGTGCCGAAAAGATTCGAGTGATCGGTTACCCCTGACAAGTCAAACCCACCCGAGGGTTTAAACCAAGCATTTTGAGTGATGTCGTAATAAGTGCCGTCTGACTTCGGCAACAGTCTGTCATTTGCGTCGTAGCGTGCAGGCTCCTGCATCACTGGATCGTCACTTGCAGCAAGGGCATAGCCGGGCGGTGGTCGAACGCCAGAGGCATTGTTGCTGTCAGCGTAAATCGGTGCGCCAGAGCCTTCAACACGGAAGATGCCGTTGCCTGCGTCAGAGGCTGTACCAGCACCTGCAGCGGCCAACTGCAGACCACCGGGTGTTTGCACGGTGTCTGTGCTGTTTGGCAATCCGCCTGCGGCTGTGGCGTCCGTGTATTGGGTGTCAAATTGACGCTGCAGCGCATCCACGTCCGTGCTGGCGCGAATGCTGGACTGATTGCCCATGTTCTCCGCTGGAATTTTGTTGATGTCCTGCACAGCCTGTTTTGCCAGCGATGCAGAACCACCAGCCAGTGTTGCAGCCACAAACGCGTTGTAGTCGGTGGCACCAGACAACTTCTGCGCAGCAAAAGTAGACGCGGCCTTGGAGAGTGCCGTGGCGTTGGCTGGACTCACGCCAGCGTCCTTGAGATACCCATTGGCCAAGTTGGATACAGCCGAAGCGCCAGCGCCAGACACAGCACCAGTCAGGATGTCGTTGCCCTTGACAGCCGACGATGCAGCACCGGATAAGCCACCGCGAATGGTGGCTGCAAGGGTGCCGCTGATGTTGTTGTCTTTGATGAAGTTGCTGACTGTGTCAGAGTTGGCCACCTTGTCGCCAGCGTATCCAGCCACGGCATTCTTGAGTGCCAGCTTCAGGTCGCCACCATTCATGAGCGTGCCATAAATCGTGTTGCCGATGGCAGTCTGTGCGGCAGCGCCTGCGGGGATTTCGATGCCAGCCTGTGACAGGCTCTCTGTAACCAAACCACCAAGCTGTTGAGGGCTTGCGAAGCCCATCAATCCGCCCGTGACGGCACCAGTTGCAAAGTTGCCGCCCATGGCCGAAGACAAGCCACCACGCAGCAGCGCATTGCCTGCCATGTTGGCGGCGGTGCCCTCAAGACCAAGTGATGTGCCAATACGCATGGCCATTGACTGACCTGCTGTTCCTGCAGCAGTTCCTGCAGCCCCGGCTGTTGCCGAACTTGCTGTGCTGGCGGCTGTGCTGGCGGCGTTTGCACCAGCCGTTCCTGCTGTGCTGACCGCATTGCCTGCAGTGTTTGCAGCATCCAAAGCGCCCGTGGTGGTGTTTGCAATGTTTCCTGCGGTCGATGGCAAACCTCCAGCGCTGGCGGTGCTTGCTCCTGCCGCTGCAAGGTCTTCCGTGGCACCAAGCCACGCACCGTTGCCAGCGCCAGTAAAGTTCAGTGGCGCATTGGTTCCTGTTAGGTCGGCAATGGTTGGGCTAGTTACCTCGGGGCCAACGCTCGTCCCGTCTGTCAAGCCATTGGTTAGTTCCCCACCAAGGTACGCCGTCACCCCAGCCTTCAAAACATCTTCGCCAGATTTGCCTTCTGCGGCATTCAACGCAGCAACACCTGCTGGGCCACCAAAATACGCAGCAGCCAAGTTTGCCGCTACGTTAAGAACGGGGTTGTCGGCCAGCAAATTCATCAACGAATTGCTGGACGCATATGTCGTGTAGAAGTGCGGGTTACCCTGCGCATCGTACTGAACACGGTAGCCAGTGTTTCCATCGCCAGCAAACGTACCACCCCATGCGTTGCCTGTCTGGCGCTCGCCGTAACTGCTTGGAACGGCCTGACCAGTCTTGGTATTACCGTAAGTGGTGCCAGTTTGAATTACTGGTTGTCCATCCTTTGTAATGACTTTGGATTGATCGACGGGAGAGAAATAGAAATCCCCATTCTCCCCTCCAGAAAAACTTGTTGTTCCGTAGTGTGTTGTGACATCTTTGGCCGCAACTGTTTTGTCTTGATAAATTGGCTCACCGTCGTAGCCCGTCATACCCACAAGTTCATGTACGGAAAAGCTGCCGTCTGGATTTTGTGTGGCGGGCTGTCCGTTGTATGTGTATTGCGTCTCAAGATTTTGGTACGTCGGCAATTGCCCAAAATCTTTGAGGTCAGTAATCCCAATACTTGCCATGATACGGGCCATGTCGTATGCATTGTTTTGCGCAGACCCCCAGCCTTGCCCTGTCCATTTTGTTGGGTCGCTTGTTGCCAAAATCTGAGAAGCCAACGGATTCAAAGACCCGGCATGAGTTGTGCTCATTTCGCCAAAAGCGTTTTGAATGAAATCTCTGCGCTCAGTGTCGTCAACAGTATCGCCAAAAAGACTTTTCCAGTGCGCCAAACCAGCCGCATCTGGCTCTCGCCCCAAATAGGTTCTATACAAATCTTCCACCGTTGTCGGCGTTGAACTTGCTCCAGCAGCAGACGTGTTTGAAGTGGGGTTGGCTGCTGGTGCAGTTGTGGGTGTGTTCGCAGCGTTTGCTGCGGCCAATGCATCCGGTGAAGTGTTGACCCCTTCCACTGGTGACGAGGTTGTGGTGGTGCCCCCTGTTGGCGCAGCACGGCCTTCATTCTTGCCGTATGTGTTGTAGTGGTAGGCGGCAAACTGCTCAGGCGTCATGCCTTGCGTGTTTTTCAGGTACTCCGCAGCCACATCCGGGTTGGCTGTGAAGTACGGGTTGTAGTTGGTGGCAGTGGCTGTTGACTCCACGCCCTTTGCCACATTGTCTGCAACAGCACGTTGGAATGTTGCCACCTCACTTGGGTCAACCGTATCGCCAAATTGCTGACGCCAGTAGGCAAGTCCGCTCGGGTCGGCAGCACGCCCGGCGTACTGCGTGTACAAATCAGAAATTGGGTCTGCTGCGCCGCCTGCGACTGGCAAGGCACCCGACACAACGGCTGGCGCAGTCGTGGTCGCTGCGACCGTGTTGTTATTTGCCAGCGTAGTGTCCGCAGCGGTGTTCGCGGTAGTGTTGGCAGTGGTATTCGCAAGTGGCGCGGGTGTCAGCGTAGTGGTGTTGTTTCCACTCAAACCAGAAGCCAAAGCGACGTTGTTAACAGAGCCAAGACCGTTCAGTGGGTTGACAAAATCCTCAAAGGTATCAATGTTTGTTTGCTTCATTTTTTACGATCCGATGCTCATGATGCCGACCATTTGTTCTGCCCAGTCCTGCCATGTTTCGCACATGCGTTGATCGGGTATGGCCGATTGGCCAAAGTACCCGATCCCGTTGATGCCGTCCACCCATTCTCTCCACTGATCCTCGGGGACTGTACCGATCTGGTTGGATGCGAACAACTCGCACATCAGACTGCAGTACAAGTCCCATTCCATGTTCCGGGGATCGTAGGTTACGCTCATGGATTTGCAGTTCCCCGCTCATCGCCCATATCCGCGCTGATCAGCACTTTGCCAAGATAGTAGTCGCCGTTGTATGTGTTCGATTCAAACTTCAAACGCAACAAGCGGCGCTGCTCACGCAAGTCGATTTTAAGGGTCGATGGCGTGAAAACATAGGGGTCTGAGGTCTGAACTTGGGCATCGGCGTAGCCTTGGCCAGTCACGTACAGGTTCATGTCCCCGGTTTGGACGAAGTCAGGTTCCACACGTTCGATGCGCAGCCAGCGGTTGTCGCCGGACAGTTGTGGGTTGCCGGGGCCACCAGTGACCCAGCCCAAGTTGTTCGTCTCAAAGGACGAGCGGATGGCGTTCACGTTGGTGGTGTACACCTCGTCGGTGCCAGTCTCATGCTGCCAGAGGGTGTACTTGCCAGTGGAGTTGACTCCATTCCCGGCCCAGATAGGCTTGCGGAACACTTCAGAGAATGTTCCAGCCGAGCGGCGTGCGCCCGGTGCCTCGCCAGCGTCGTACCACGTCTTCTCGCGCACGTTGTAGATGATGGCGTCGGTGCATTCTGTGGCATCACCCTTGGGGTAGAACCACCAGATTTCACCCCAGCGAGGCACCTTGGTACACCAGACTTTTTGGCGCTGGGCGTAGTTCAGGTTGTCGAAGAAGTAGTTCTGGTTCAAGTTGTTCGGGATTTCCTGCACCACACCGTTGTAGGACAAGAAGCGATCCACAGCGGCCCAGTAGAAGATGCCGTCGTACTCAATGACGCACTGGCTGGACATGATGGATGTCTGGCTGGTCAGCAGGTCATATTTCCAGTAGAAGTTCAGACCGTTCACGGTGCTGGGGCTGTACGTCACGCGAACCAGTGAGTCAAGCGTCCAGAACAGGCCTGCAGGCGATGTTGTACCACCGCGCAGGGGTAGACCCTTGACCACCTTGCCAGTGGACACGTTGTTGGCGTTGGCGTCCGCAGAAACCCAGTCGTTGAAGTTGCCAGCCGACGAGTTCTGAATCAAGCCGTTGTTGCCGTACACGAACAGGTACGGGTGCAGCATCACCACGCCACCGGACACCGAAATGTTGGCGTCAAATGTCAGGGTCACCGTGCCGGAGGCCGTCGCAGGCAGGCTCAAAACGGCTGTGAAGACGCTACCCACCACGGAGGCACTGACGATGGTTGTTCCGGCCTGAATGCCCGTCCCAGAAACCGACAGACCCGCTCCAATCGACACGATGGTGCTGGTGAAGGTCACACTGGTGGAGGTGTTTGTGGTTGTGCCTGACGCCGTGAACACGCCAACAGGTGCCAGCGTGGTGCCGGGGAATGGGCCAAACAGTGGGCGCGTGTTGACGGTCGAGTCAATGTTGATCAGGTTTTGGCCGGGGTGCGCGATGATGTTATTGTTGGCCCCTCCAGTGGAATCGTAGCCAATGTCAAACTGCCAAAGTGTACTGTTGCCACCAGTCCACAAAGTGTTCTGCAGCAGCAGCAACGACAAGCCGGAGCCTGTGCCACCAATGGATGCCGACGATGCACTCAAGATGTCGCCCACCGAGTATCCAGTGCCTGCGGCAGTCACCGTCACGCTGGTGATGACACCGCCAGCCACCACGACCGTGGCTTGAGCGCTTGTCCCGGTGCCGCCAGTCAAAGGCACGGCAGTGTAAGTTCCGTTGGTGTATGCCGAGCCAGCGTTGACGATCTGCACCTTCACTGCGCCGCCATATATGGCGTATGACACCGGGCCAAAACCCACGCCATCGTCGTTGTCGGTGTACCACTGCTCCAAGCCGAGGCTGTATCCAGACACCACGTAGTTGATGCCGTTGGTCGAGGTCATGGTCATGCCGCGAGAAATCCCGCTGGCGTTCAAGAACACACCCTTGTACCCACCGATCTTGCGTGGCAGGGCGTTCTGGAAGCGCACCCATTCGCCATCCACGTAGGTCGGGGCGGCGAACTGCGTGCCATCCCGTTGGATACCGGGCTTGACTTGAAGCTGAATTACCTTTGCGGTCACATTGCGTCCTTCAGAAAGTGCCGCCTGAGATACCGTTGAGCACCGTCAGACCGTTGGATGTCAGCAGCATCTGCTGGACACCATTGATGGCAAAGCCAAGTTGGTTGGATGCTGGCAGGTACACGCCAGTGTTGGTGTTGCCTTGGAAGTTCATGGACGGAGCGCCAACGGAGCCGGGGGCCAACGTGATAGCTGTGAATGAACTGGCGGTGTTGCTTGTGGTGCTGTACACGTTGGTGCCATCACACACAACAAAGGCCGTCTGGCCTTGACCAACTGCCACCGTCGATCCGCCAGCCACAGCCGTCTTGAACGTCATGGTGTAAGCACCAGAGGTGCCGTTCTGCAGCGAGTAAAGCTGCACGGTTGATGGAAGCACAACGATCTGGTTGGACGTCAGGGTGCCCGAGTATTCCTGAATGATGTTGGCACCCTGTGCGGATGTCAGCGTCAGCGTGCCGCCAGTCACCACCTGAGCCAGTTGCGTGAATGCAAAGGCGTTGGATCGACCGTAGGCGTAGGTGTTGTACCCGGTTGATCCGTTGGACACGATCACCAGCGATTCGGTCAACTGCAACTGCATGTTTGCGTTGCCGTCGATGGTGTCGGTGCCTGCAGGGGTCAACGTCAAGATGCCTGTGCCGTTATTCCGAATGATCGTGAACCAGTTGTTGCCCACGGATGTTGCGGAAGGCAGCGTGAACGCACCAACTCCACCAGACCACACGTTGAACTGCGCACGGTTTGCTGCCGCCAATGCTGCGTTGGAGTAGTAGTTGGTGATGTTGTAGGCTTGGTTCAGCGTCAGGCCAATTGGCGTCAGGCCGTAACCAGCCAAGGCTCCTGCATTGGCGTTCGATGTGCCAGCGCCAAACACCACGGACGCCCATGTGCCGTTCACCGTGGTGTTGTCCACCAAGAAGATGAACTCGGCCACGCCGGACGACACGGCCACGATGGTGTTGCCACCGTTGTCCGTCACGGTGAACAGTTGCGATCCGACGTTGCGCACAATCACGGACTGGCCGGGTGACACTTGAGTGGCGGGTGGCAACTCCAACAACCAGCCAGTGCCAGTGCCAGACGATGTGGCCGTCACATCAATGATGCTGCTGGCGGGGGTGCCAGTGATGCCGTTGATTGGCCATTGCAGCGACAAATTGGCCGTCAAAGACAGTGCTTCGTAGCTGACTGAGGATGGGCTGACCGTCTGGCCTGTGAACGGATTTACATATGCGGTCATGATCAGTTATCCACTGCAATGGCGGCACGGTCTGCAACTCGCAGCGTGTCTTCGGTTTTGAGGGCACCCAGTGCTTCGTCGAACATCTGCTTCCACAGCGCCAGACGAGCATCGTTCTTGAGGAACGGGGCGGTTTGCTTGAGCGTGCCGAACAGCATGGCGTTGGGCGCGTTCTGGGTCAACCAGTTGGTTTGGTTTTGAGCCGACAGGGGCTGCAGGCGGGTGTAGCACAGCGCCTCAAAGGCATAGGCCTTGTCGGGTGTTGGGGCCACGAACCAGTGGTCATAGTCGTAGTCTGCGTAGTACAGCGGCGTGCCTGTTGCCGTCACGTCCTGCGCGTAGTTGTTCAGGTACTCCAGCTTGCGCACCAGCATGGGCTGCTTGGAGCCACTGTTGGACAGCGTCATGGACGTGGTCTTGCGCCACCGGGCTGGCTTTTGGATGACAGGGTTGCCGATCTGCATGACTGAGTCCACCACTTCCATCTGACCCAAGGTCTTGATGTTTTGGGCGATTTCAAACTCGCAGAGTGTGATGAATGTGGGGATGGCGTTGACCACTGCAGCGTCGGAGCGCTCCAAGTACTGGAGCACCGAGGATGTCAGTGAATCGTATGTCATCACCCATGATGGACTGGTGCTCATTTTGACCTTCTATGGTTGTGTCGATTGTCCCATTACGCCGTCAGGACGGCAAGGGCTTGCTGGGTGCGGTGCTTGCGGTCTTCAAGGCCAATGGTACCGCCATTGATCCGCTTGCAGCAGGCCAAATCGTCCCCAGCCTCGGCCAAGGCGTTCAGGCCATGGGTCGACCAAAAGAACCCGGCTGTCAGGGCTGCGTACTGAGGCGTAGCCACCAAGTCGGGGTTCATGATGAAGTCCACCCCCAGCGCCTTACCAGCATGGTAATAATTGGCCGATCCGGTTGTCTGAATGCACCCACGGCCACGAAAGCGGTATCCGTCGCCAGAAGCCTCGTCACGGTTGCCCATGCGGTTGGCGTAGACCATGTTGGCGATTTTCTTGGGGTTCCCGGCGTATTGACTGGCCACCTCCAAAGATGGAAAACGTCGTGGCCACAGCTTCATGAGCGTTGCCGCCTTGTAGTTCAGGTTCTCCTCCAGCAGGCGGAAGTTGCCGCACTCGTGGCTGCACTGTCCGATGAATGCGGCCTGCTGGCGCGGTGTCGTGATATTGAAACGCTGGAACGTCTCGTTCAGGGGATCAACCCACTGGGCACCGATGCCCAGCTTCCCAAGTTTTTCAGCGGTGACCATTCATTTGCTCCCGGACTGAGTTGTAGGTGTCGATGCAGGCGTTGAGGCTATTGATGGCCCTGTCCCCGTCTGCGGCGATGGCAGCAATAAGGAGGAGAGTCTGCTGGTCAGATTCGGCTGCAGCTTCTGGATTTGGGGCGGCAGGGGCGGCACTTGTGCTGGCTTGTACACAACTGGTGGCGGGGAGGCGCACCCGACCAGCACGGATAGCACGCTGCAAAGCAGAAGATTCTTGTTCAAGGGCATTGTTGGCCTCCGTCAGTTTGGCATCATGTTCGTTGATTTGGGCAGTCAGGCGTTGCTCGGTGTCCCGCGCCTCCTCGTTCTTTTTGGCAATTTCCACCTGCATTTCGGCGTCACGCTCCGCCCAGCCGTAGTGATGTCCCGTGAAGTAGCCCAAAACGGCCAGCAAGAGGCCTCCGAGCGCTGCGTAGGGCAGAGGTACCCCAAACATCAAGACACCTCTTGCCGGGCCATTGCGAGGGCCAGACGGTCTTCGTCAGGCTCTTGGTGCTCGGGTGGTGTGGTCGGGGGTGGGCCGGGTGTCCAGCTTTCGTCCAAATCCGGGTTCTTCCACACAGGCATGGCACCAAACGGCTGGCCGGGAACTGGTGAGGGTGGAGTCGGACTCCACTGAGCCGCCACAGGTGTACAGGGATTTTGTGGTGTTGGCCCGGCCATGGCGTTGGCCGCTGCACCCACGGCACGCTTGCTCATGACGCCACCGATCCCGCCGACGATCAGCAGCACGATGTCGTTGAGCATCTTGGTGTAGGCCTGATCAATCGGGGCCATCGACTTGATTGGCTGCGTCACGAACGTCACGCTGTACAGCAGCGACACGACGATGAAGCACAGGATCAGCGTCACCGCGACGACGACAAAGCCCCAGACACGGACTTCGATGGCTTCAGCGTTGAGCGGATGCTTCGGATGCTGCTGGCTGGACATTGGTTTGCTTCTCCAAAACGGGTGCTACGAGGTATTCGGGGCACATCTGCGTGAACTGGCACTTGGGCTTCTGGCACTCCTTGGCATAGAAGTTGTCCGGGTTCTGGCATGGGTAGCGGTAATGGTCGTTGCAGCCATCCAGCAAAAGCGCTGTGGCAATCAGGGCAATACCCAACATGATCCATTTCATTTTTTCATCCCCAGTTTGGTTGTTTGGCGGAAGTCGTAGATCATGTATGTGCCAAAACCAAGCAGGCTGAAGCAGATAATCACGGCTAGCACAACCGCAACGATTTCAACCATTTCTTCCTTTTCGCGTTTGGCCCGCTTGGCGCGGTCGCGTTCGGCTCGGGCAGCGTGCTTGTCTTCCTGATCCATAGCACGAACACGCTCTTGGATGTTTTCCCAAATGTCCATGTTGTTGGGGAAGAACAAACCCTTGAGTTGTTCCTCGAAGTCGGCTTGCGACTTCAGGGCTAGTTCAATCTCGACAGCCTTGCCGAGGTTGGAGCCGCCAGCTTTCTTGGTCTCCTTGACCGCCTTGACGGCTTGATGCTTGGCGTCGAAGTAGTTGCCAATCAGTGGGCCGAGGCTGGCCACGTCGTTGGCTGTCTTCGATGCCTGCTTGATCAACGACACCGCCTTCTGGACGGCTGAAAACGCCGCAAGGGCAGTGGTGATCGGCTCCATTACTTGTCGGCCTTCCCGTCCAACTTGTCAAAGATTTGGTGCAGGATGTCTTTGATTTCCTTAATGTCAGATCGGTAGTCGTCGCGGTTGACGTACTCCCTCGGCATGTTGTTCAGCCGATCCTCCATCTTTTGCAGTTTCTGGGTCTGGTTGTTGAACACCCAGACGGCCAAGAACCCAGCAACAGATACGACCATGTTGAAGAGTTGTTGGTTGTCCATGGGTTACTCCTCTGATGGCTTATCGGGTGCTGGCGGCTTCACAGCCTCCTGAATCTCATGGATCAACTGGTAGACCTCTTGGTAGGGTCTGGTGCCCAGATAACCCATGACCTTGTTCAGGGTGTCGGCAGGGATTGGAAAGATCATGCCAGCACCTTATCTGCGGATGTTTGAGAAATGACCTGTGCGCCGACCAACAAGGCCAGCACGTCGGTGGTGTGCTCCAGCAGTTGTGGCGATGCCATTTCCTGCTTAGCGGTCACCACTTCTGGTGCCGAGTCGTTGTCCCACTTCACGCGCTCGGCCAGCGTCAGGCCTGCGCGGATGTCCGCAGCAGTCCATGTGCGTGGTGCTGGTTCGGGTGCGGGGGGAACAAACGGTTTTGGCTTGATCAGTTGGCCGTTGACCCAGTCATCTCCATTCGCAGCGTCGTCAGGCACTTCGGTATCGTAAAAGGCCGCAACTTCAGCGTGATACCAATTGACCGGATCACCGGGTGCGATGTCGCGGATGCGGTTGTTTTCAATCCATGCTAATTTCATAATTAGTACCCTTCAGTCCAAGCAAAAATAACCATACCATTGCCGCCATTACCACCAGCACCGTTAATACCGCCGCCACCACCGCCACCGCCAAAACCGCCGTTTCCCCCAATATAAGCCGACCCTCCACCGCCACCGCCAAAGCC